TAACATAACCCACAAGTGGTAAATAAATAATTTGGAGCAAATTTCAACCTGTATTTACAAGTGTATTGTACCGTGATTACTATCATTTGACTTGTGGTTTTATGCTGTTAGCAAGTAGTTATGAGTAATGCTAATTATCTCGTTCAAAAGTCGATTTTCCTTTTAAATTCGTTCCAAAAATTTCATTTAACGGGTCAATAACATCTTGTGAAACTCCCATTAATTTTAGTCTTAAATTAGAAATTTCAGTAGTCATTTCTCTTTCTCTTTTTGAAGCATTTCTAACAACTTCATTTAACCCTTCATATCTAAATTCTGCGTGTTCGTAATTTTGTTTAAGTAGTGTGATACTTTTTAAAATAGTCCATTTATGAAAGAATTTAGGAACTCGTTTATAATACCACCAAAATAAAATGTGATTTGCTTTTAACAACACCGCACTACTCATAACAGCGGTTATAAGCAATTGCCATTTTTGTCTTAAATTTAAAGACCGTTTTGTACTTGTTTTCATTGTTTATTAATTTGAAGTTTAGGCAGTTTTATTGGCAACTGCTTATAGCCGCAGGACGTTACCTGCAAGTGCTACCTTAGTTCCCATTTGATAATTTTCGTTTCAGATTTGCAATACAGAGGATGCTTTGGCGAACCATTTTTATTGATGAACAAAGCCATTGCGTTTGGGAACATTTGCGATAATTCCTTGTCCCTTCTACATTGTTTCACTACTTCAAAATTTCCCCAGGCAAAAACAATGTCCTTGCAAATCGCTCCTATTTCTTTTAACTTCTGTTGGTTTATCGCAAATTGATGATGTTCATAGGGCACTCCCGATGTATAAAATTCCTTGCACACTTTTGGGTCTGTGCTTTTGGCAACATCTTATACTAGCGAAACGTTACCAGTAATGTTACTCAACATTGTCGATATGAAGAAGTTCCCATACATCATCCATACTTGCTTCAATTTCTAAACCAAATTCTTCGGCATCAAAATATCTAACATAACATTCTCCTTGTTCGTGGTCTATTACGCATTCGGCATCTTCTCCGTTTAATTTAAACGTTCCACATCCTTTGCATTTATCACAAATACTTTCTTCGGGATATTCTTCTTCTTTCAATGCTCTTGATTGCCATCCTTTAGAATATTGCTCTGATATATAATTAAGAAGTTTTTTTGTTTTCGCTACAAATTCATCTTTAGTCATATTTATAGGCTCTTGAATTTCTTCTTTCAAATCAAATAAATCGTCAAAAGAAAAAACACTACTGGTAACATCGTGTATAAGAGATTGCTTGTTTGGGTCTGTGTTTTCAGGCATCGGGTTTAATTTAAAGATTAGTAATTTTTGGAGGTATTTGGTTCAATCGGCGCAACCTCCCATACACGCCGTCCGTTATGCTGTAATCAAAACCGGCATTACCAACATCAAAACGCTTTCGAAGTCGTCTTTTTCTGCTAATGGCGTGATCACTCCGGCTCGGTTGGGTTGCGACATTTTAATTTTGATTTTTTCTGAAGTCAGGTTGGACAGCATTTCGGCCAGAAAACGAGCATTGAAACCAATTTTCAAATCATCACCATCGCCTTTGCACGTGAGGTTTTCGACTGCTTTATTGTTGTAATCCTTGTCTTCTGACAAAATGGTTAGCGAATTTCCTTTTTTGTCGAAGATCAATTGGTGCGTGGTTTTGTTCGCAAAAATCGAAATTCTTTTGATTGATTTTAATAATTCGGCTCTATTGATTTCTAGCGAATTTGGGTTTTCTTTTGGGATAACACCTTCATAGTTGGGGTATTTTGCATCTATCAAACGGCAGATCATTTTGGTGCCTTCCATTTCAAATGAAATGTTGGTGCTGTTGTAGCCTATTTTCACTTCTTCGTCTTTTCCCATCAATGCGGTGGTCAAAACTTGAATTGGTTTTTTTGGGATGATCAATTGTTTAGCTTCATCGGACTTGATGTCGGTCCTGGTGTATTTTACCAATTTGTTGGCATCGGTGGCCACGAATACCAATTCATCAGTTTTGAAGTCAAGGCAAACACCGGTTAACATTGCTCTTAGTTCATCGGTTCCGGTGGCAAATAATGTGCTCGAAAGTGCTTTGTTGAGAATGTGGGCTTCGAGCGTGATTTCTTTGTCCTGTTTTATCTCGGGTGTTTCAGGATATGATTTTGCATCATCAACGGCCATTTCGTAGTTTCCGGATAAGCTTTTTATTTCCAGTTCTTTTTCGGAGAAATTCAGGACCAATGATGGTTCGGACAATGATTTTACTATTTCCATAAGCAAATCGGCTGCCACGGCAAAGCTTCCGTTTGCTTCGCTGCAAGTGGCTGCGGTTTCTATTTGCAATGTGGTTTCCAGATCGCTGGCAACGATGGTTAATTGGTGATCCTTGATTTTGAAAAGAAAACATCCCAATACCGGAATGGTGCTTTGTGTTGAAATTACTTTTTTCAAAACATTTAAATTTTTTGCCAATAACTGGCTCTCGACTGTGATTTTCATAAATTTGATTTTTAATGGTTTAGGCTGCTGCTTTTTCTTTGCCTCTCGGCCTTGTTTTGATTACTATTTTTCTAATTTTTTCGATGTTGCGTTGGACTAATTCAATAATCTTTTCGTGGTGTTCTGTTGATTTATTGCTTAGTCCACGTGATTGTTCAATTTTAATTTCTGGAATTTTTATCTCTATGGTTTCGGCTCGCTTGCCGTCAACTTTTGCCGATAGTATCAATGATTGTTCCTTGAGATAATATTCGTTGGTATAAACGCAATGGTTGAGTTCGTCGCCTTCTTCCTTAAATTCGTCAATGCTTTTGAGGATTGCTATTGAAATATTGCCTTTGGTAAATTCTAAATCAAAGAATTTTTGGTTTCGTTCGACGTATTCAACAATGGCTTTTTCCAGTTTTTGTTGGCGTTTGATAACTCTCAGCTTTTCGTTTTCTATTTCTTGAAGCCTTTGGATTTCCCTTTTTTTCTTCATCAACTTGTCGTGTTCTGCTTTCAGGTTCTTTGGACAGACATATTTTGAGTTGCGCAAATCTTTTTTGAAGTATTGAAGCAAGTCCAGGTAATCAAACCACATTCCAGCATCCTTGATTTTGTATTTGTTCCTAAAACAGATTTTAATGGAATTCCAATATCTGTTTACGTTGTAGCTGCTGGACAAACAATGACTCAATAACGAATATTCTTTTTCTTTTAGAATGGTTTCTGCTTTTGGAGAATTTGGCAATAGCTTTATGGCTTCCAGAAATGTTATTCCGGATAGGTTGGAATTAATACCGTATTTTGAATACTCTGGTTTTATTTCGGAATCAGGATGGTATTTTCTGGCATAAACATCATATTTGCTTCTATTCCAGCCTCTGCCTTCCTCTCTAATTTCCATTGAACCGGACCAAGAGTCCATACACCAATTGGAATTGTGACTTAATCCATACATCGTTGTTTTGCCGTTTGGCAAGATCCAGTATTGCAGGATTTCTTGTAAATAATGCTCAACGGGTTTTCCTTTTTTGTAAGTGGCTATCAATTCAAAGTTTCTGACGATTTGAAATTCTAAATAAACATCGGTGATGGCAAAATAATTGGTTTGATTGTTGGTTCTTGCCTTTGTTTGCTCGATGGTTAATTTTGAATTGCAATGTGGACAAACAGCCTTTTTTCTTTTTATCAGTTCCAGTGAGAAGGTTTCGCCACAATCCAGACAAAAAGCGCTGGACTTGTTGGCATATCCTTTGTGCTCTAAACATTCTTTGTAAGCCCATTGTTTTTGGCGCTCAAATATTTTTGGAAGGTGGCTGCTTAATTCGGCCACCTGAACGTGTAGTTTGGTTCTTGGTTTCATAATCAGGAAAATAAATCTACTTGTTCCACTTCTTTAGTCTCTTTGGAAACATCCTTCAATTGCTTTTTAGTAGCTTTTTGAACCATTTTCTCTCTTTGCTCCGATACCATTTCATCGATTGCCAATTTTTTAGCTTCCTGAATGTCTTCTTTGGATAGTTCGATGTTTTCCGAAAGGGTTTTCTTTGCTTCTGTTTTTGCTTCAGAAATAGCCTGTTCCATTGCTTTTTCTTTGGCCAATGCTTTGTCGTCTTCGGTAAGTTCGACCACGTGATTTACGACTACTCTTGAATTGATGGGCTTTCCGGCTTCCAAATCATCTTCGTCGTAGAAGTGAACTGCCATTGCATATATTTCTTCGTCTGCAAAGCCGTTGCAACCGCTTTTTTGCACTTGGTTCAGAATGTAAGTGCAGCAGTCTTCAATGTTTTTGTTTTCCTTTTTGAGCGTTTCTGCAAATAATGGATCGTTGTCGGCCAGTTTTTGCAAATGGTCCTGAATTGTTTTTTTGAATGGGTCTGATGTTTTCATAAAATTTTTGTTTTTTGTCCTCGACGACAGTTAATAATTTGATTAAAAATGCAAAAAGGCTGTAAAATTCACCAAGTCTCACTTTGGTTTCAATTACAGCCTAATTAAATAGGTTTTTAAGTTTCGTATAGTGTGAGACTGAAACTGTATTTCTGCGAGTCTTTCCTCGCTGTCAGAATGCTTTCTCCGTTTAGTAAATATTCCCGTCGGTCTTGTCCTTTCTCTATTCTTTCCAAGATGTCATCAGTTTGAATAGTCTGCCTATTTCACGTAAGATAATCGCATTCGTCGTTTCTCTATTGGTGGGTTGTTGCGACAGCAGGACTCGAACCTGCGAACTTCTGGTTATGAGCCAGACGAGATAGCCAACTTCTCCACATCGCGTTATTTAATTACAAATATAAAAATAAATGTAACATAATTAGCTACAATTGTAATAAATTATATTCTTATTTTTGAATAATTAAACTCACAAAATTCTGGGTCGTAAATCCCTAACTTCAAATTGACTTCGTTTCTTAGTTCAATCCGTTCGTAAGGCGTTTTTTGTTCCTCGTTTCGTTTGAGCTCTGAACGGATGAATGTTGCTTTCAATGCCAATTCAATCATATCTCCTTTGGTCAAGTGCAGCGCTTTGTGTCGTTGAATGAATTCTACATATTCAAAATAATCGTTTCCGTATCTTTCAATCAATCCCAAACGGTATTTTATGGGATCACCGCTTTTATGGTGGTTGCTGGCGAAAGATTGAATATGAATGTTGTGCAGGTTCAAAGCCGTGGTTCTGTTGGCTCCAACGCTTACATAATGACCTCCGTTCATCTTGCCAAAATCTCCGGTTGCAATGCAAGATTGGCCGTAATCAATTATCCTTGCTATTTCGTTGAAAATGGGTTGAAGGTATTTAGCGCGATATTTGTCGGCACTCATTAATTCAATTTTGGTTTCGGAATCTTTTTTATTTTGCTCAATTCGGTTTTCCTTTTGGACTTTTGCCTTGGCATAAATCATTGATTTTTCCATCTTGATTTTGCCATTCTCGGAGTTCAAAAGCCAGTTGGAATAACAGCCACACATTTTACCAAGGCCATACACCCGATGCTTTGTTTTGTGGCCACAACCAAAACCTTTTGCCAATCCTGTTCCAACACACGGTTTTTCTTTTAGCTCTATCATCGAAGTACTTTTTTGCAGATTCCTTCAATGCTTTTTTGGTCTTTATTGTAGGCATTTATGATAGTTACAATGTTAGCCATTTTCCAGATCGGAACCGATGATATAGTTTTGTAAAACTCATCTACCACATCATAGATAGCTGAAGTAGCTTCCTCTTCTTTGTTGATTGCTTTTTCGAAGTGTTTTGACTCTACTTCACTAAGTTTTAAAATAAAATTATTCACGAAGTTTTTGAAAGCTCCTGTAACAAATGTTTTTGTTTTGCTTTCTGCCTTAAAATCAGAAAGGTAATTCAGCAGCACTTGTGCGAGAATTTTAATATGTATTAATTTTGCGTCTTGTGGTATCATAATTCAGTTTTAGATTGTTTTCTTAAAAAATTGGGGATATTCTTCTCTTAAAAATTCCACTTCAAAAGGATAAAGTTTGTGGCTTGATTTGATCGTGTAATCATCATTGACCGTTATCGTTACTTCTTCGGCATTGTTCCTGAAAATGAAATAGGTATTTACAAGGCTCTTGGCTTTTACAAATACCACATTGTCGCTGGGGGTGAGTTGCACGATTTTCATAATCAGAATTTAAAATTACCCTTGACCACCAACCTTTTTTGTCTTAAATAATCCAAATAAGGTTGAAGCTCCGGTTTTCGTTCCCAATCCTTAATGGTATCTTCCAACATTTGACGATCCATATTTTGAATCATTTCGTCAATTTCTTGGTGCATTTTTTCAGTCTGTTCCTTTTTTGCTTTTTCGGCTTTTCGTTTTTCGTAGAATTGATGGACTGCATTGCTTCGAATGTCGTTTTCGGCTTGAGTGCTGCTGGTTTCTTTCTTTTTTATACGCTCAAATTCTATGTATTTTTTTTCGAGATATTCCGGCATCCACTTTGCCAGCACGTTTTGGCCGTCAAGTTTGTAATCTTTTCCATCCCCAATAATTCCCTGTCTAACTTGTTTGAGCATCAATACCACATCTTCAATAGTTTCATACGGATACTTTTCGACAATATCCGATGCTAATAAAGCTGATTGGGATTGAGTTAATGATTTTCCAACATTGAAATTGGCGTTAAACCGGTTGAGCAAATAACAAATAGCTGTTATTGTGCCAATTTCGCCAACTGTTTTTTCTAGTTTTTTCAATTTGGTTCCGTCGATGGCGTGAGATAAACTCAGGTTTTTTTCAAAGACAATCAACCCAACTTCATTGTTGGACGCCAAACATTGCATTAACTGCATTGACTGCTGATTGCTTATGGTTAGCATCTGCTCTTTGTGAATTGAGACTTCGTACATTTTCTCTGTTTCCATAATTATCTTCTAAAATTTTAATAAAATTGGCTGGTTTGATAATCCAATCAAAAGTAGCCGTCCAGCTTTCTTTGTTGTCACCTTGTAGAAATGGGGAATCCCGTGTTTTTTGAATTACCGACAGAATCGATTCTTTGCCGTGTTGCTTTTCAAGAAGTTTAATCCTGTTTTTTCTGGCATCGGACATTTTTTTTACTTCTGGCAAAACCCCTCGGTTTGCATTAAAAAAAGAAAGAAGTTTATCAAAATCAATCTTGTGGGATGGAAGTTGATTTGGAAAATCAACAACTCCGTTAGGAGTATCTTCTTTTGTTTCTTTTTTTAAAAGAATATCAGTTACAGTATCATTTACATTAACAGTAACATTATCATTAACAGTTACACGTTCGTTTGGTTCGTTTTTTGAACCATTGGTTCGTTTGGTTCGATTTGGTTCAATTTGGTTCGATTCAGGAACAACTATTTTTCTTGCTTCACCGCTTTTTAAACCGGCTAATCGTCCTAATTCTTTTCGCCTTTCCTTGGTGGTTTCGTATTTGATTAAATCACGCTTCATTTGTAGTTTAATAGGCTCAAAAACAAGCTCTACCATCAAATCTTCTACCACGGGGTTTTCATCATTTACATAGGATAAAATCGTCATAAACAATTCTCCCTGTTTGTCTTTTGGCATCTTTCTAACGGTATGAATTAGATCAGAATACAACACAAATGATTTTTTATCTTCTGCCATATCAATTTTTACTTTTTAAATGGGACATTAGTTAGTTGTCGGCCATTGTTCCAGATAGCAAAACGGCCTTCGGTATCGACTTCAATTTTCATTGTTTCAATCTTTCCAAATTGGTTTAAATTGCCACCTAAATCAACTACCCAAGCATTGCTTTTATTGGGATGAATTCGCATGGCGCGACCAACGATTTGATAAAACAAAGACAACGACATCGTGGATCTGGCCATCAATACTGCTTCGAGTTCCGGATAATCAAACCCGGTGGTTAAAACACCCACATTCACCACACATTTGATGATTCCTTTCTTGAATCTTGAAAGGATGCGTTCGCGTTCCTCTTTCTTGGTATCGGATGTTAAAAGAACAGATCCTGGAATACGTTTTACCACTTGCTGGGCTTCGCTGATCAAGGCACAAAAAATCAATAAATTAGGTTTTTTAGAAAGAATGTGCATGGCATATTTCACGATTCGGCTAGGCATATCGATTGACTTGTAATACCTACTTAATGAAGCGGGTGTATAATCGGTTCCTGAACTGTTTAATTCTAGTTTGGAGCGATCAATTACGTCAAAGGAGTAATACTCCAGCTTTGCCAAAAAACCTGCGTCAAACAGCGTATTATTTTGAACGTAGTACAAGATTTTGTTGAAAATTCGTGGCGTGCTTCTGGTCAGGAACGTAAGTTGTGGTCCTTCGCTGGTTTGCGAAAGTCGGTACGGTGTGGCGGTTAATCCCAAAACGTTGGCTTCCGGAAAATGATTGATAAACTCCTGGTACATTCCACCGTCCGAGTTTACCAAATGACATTCATCTATCAGGATATTTTTTAACCCAATGAATAAATGTTTTTTGTTAATGATGCTTCCAATGGTGCAAAAGGTAACTCTGCTAATGTATTTTTCACCAGCCGATGCGCTGTAAATTGAAGCTTTTCCATATTTAGAATACTTTTCGTAGTTCTGTTCCAGAATTTCTTTTGACGGCTGGAGGATAACCGTTTTACCCTCCAGCGGTGCTACTAAATTAGCAATAACAATAGATTTTCCAGCGCCTGTTGGTAGAACTATAACGGCATTGTCGTTTGACTTGCCTTGTAAATATTCCACTCCTAAACGTGTCGAATCTGCTTGATATGGCCTTAATTGAAATCCCATAACTAAACGGCTTCTTCTTCAAATTTGGCATTTTCAAAAGAAGCGTCTTCTGAGGCAAAATCCATGTGCATTTGTTCCGGTTGTGGAGCCACTTTTCCGTTCATGTAGAATTCCACTTCCTTGATCACATTGTCCAAACATTCGGTTAATTGGGTCAAGTATAGATAACCTCCATTAAGTTTTACCTTTGGTGTATCATAAGAAAAAATGCCTTGAGTTACATATTTAGTAACTCCTAATGAAACAGATCTATTTTCTTCAACTCCACTGATTTTGAATCCAGAAACAAAATATTTTTCAATTTCTGTAGAATTTTCTAAAACAGACAACTCTGTTGAATTATCATTTCCGGTATATGCATCATCTAAGTGAGCTGCAAAAACATTAAATTTAGAAAAAGCCATTTCTAAATCTTCATGCACAATATGAGTGCCTTTTCTTGAAAGTCCATCGCCTTTCATTTTTCCGATTAATAATTCGTAGGAATAACTGCAAAGAGCATCTTTGAGCGAAGCACTTTTTATTTCTACGTCTTTTTGAACTTGATCTGCAAATCCTTTGTTTGCAGCTTTAATGAATTTGTCTGCATCGATTGTGAAAACTTTTTCTTTTCCCATGTTGTAATTTTTTTGGATTGTTAATTATTAAAATTTGATTTGTGAAGTGGTTAAAAATGAAAAAATCCACAATCCTTCGGCTAATGTGGTACGCCTCCAGATTATGGATGAAATGTCTTTGGATATTAGTTTCGGGTACCACGCCAAAACTTGATTACAAACATACAAAAATTTGTAACAAATAAAGCTACAATTGTAACATATTTTATTACTATTTTATTTTAAAAAAAAGCAAATTGATTGTTGCTTTTATCCAGGGTTCGGTTGGCTTGCTGCTGTAATCTGTATTCTTTGCTGATCCAGATTCGCAATGGCCGGTGATGGGCTTCTTTGAAAGTGCTTTTTTGGGTTCTTTCGGTGTCAAAAATTTGCTGGCTTTTTGACAGCTTTCGAAAAGGAACTCCAAAAATACTGGGTTGCGTTGGCGGTGGATTTCCGGCCTTGAAAAAGGCTCTTTTCAGATCATCTGATGTAAATGGCTGCATTTTGGTTTTTACCCAATTTTCAGCAAAGGCACATAGTTTTTCGCAATAGACTTTGTTGTTGTCTTCTACTTGCTGAACGGCTTCGTTGGTGATTTCGAATGGTGTCATAGTTAAAAAGTGTTTTTTGCTTCGAATGCTGTACATGCGGCATCTTTACATTTAATTTTTAATAATCCGTTGTTAGTACGATTTGATTTCCTAACACCGCAATACTGGAATACTTTAGAATTACATTCCCATCTTTGGCGATGCTCACAATCTTTACACGTATTTATTACTTCTGGAACCGTTTCTTCAATTTCAAATAGTTTCATAAATACTGTTTATTATTTTCGATTTCTAATTCAATTTGTCTAATCATTACTAAATCGTTGGGTTCAGGAAGATATATTCCGGCTTCTTTGCTGGAGTAATCTCGAAAACGATTAATGCACAATGTCATTTCATCTTTGGAAATAGTGGCGAGGCTTTTGTATTCAATACGAATTTCGCCTGTTTTCCTGTTGATGAATTCATACTGAAAAATTTCAGGGTTTACCAATTTCTTGAAATATTCAAGTTTGATATACTCCGTTGTTTCACCGTATTCCCAAGCAAACCAACCCATTATTAAATGAGCGTACTTTAACTGTGGGTAGGTTTTAGGAACCCGCTTTTGTTTAAGTTCAAACATTTGTTTTGTGGCTATGAAAAACTTTATTTTTTCAACTGCTCGCTGGATGTCGATTTGCTTTTCGGCGTTGTAGATCATTACTCGGTGGCTTTTTGTATTGCTTTTAAGCACTTGTCAATAATCATTTTGTCGTGTGATTCACCATTTTTGCCAAAGGCTACAGCCCATTGCAAAGCTTCTAACATTTCCGGTGCTGCTGCAATTAGTTTTGCGTTTGATTCTTGTTGTTTGTTTCCTATTTTAATAACCCAGCAAGTTGCAATTATTGAATTTTCACTATCTACAATTTGATTATTAACAGCACCTCCCAAACTCCATTTTCCTTTTGTTCCTTTAAACTTTTCCATAACTAAAAAGGTGTTTTTCCAAAATTAATTTTCATTCCGTTGCTCGCTACGGTGACGTTTTTTCCAGTCAATTCAGAAACTTCTTTATGAAATTGCTTTTCATCTGAATTGCTATCGGATAAATGGATAAGTACAATGTTGTTTACTTTTGACAAGTCATTTGCTGACAACATATCTTTACAATTCGCCAGGGAAAAGTGAGATTTTAGAATTCTATTTCTCAAAAATTCCATTCCACTTTCGGACCCAAATTTCCGGTCAATGATTTCCTTGGAGAAATTGGCTTCGATAATGATATTGTTCAACCCCTTGAAAGTGTATTCGCAATAATTAGTATCGGTCAAGAAAAGCACTTTTCCACAATCTGGATGCTCGATCAAGAATCCCAAAGGTTCTGCTGCATCGTGTTTCACGTCGAAAGCCAGTATTTTGAAATTTCCAATTTGGAAGGTTTGTTTTGATTTTATCATTGTTGCTCTTGGAAGCGAAAAAACAAAGCGTTTTTCCAATGTTCCTTTTGAAGCATACATATCGATTCCTAATTTCATCACATCATAAATTGCTTTAGAGTGGTCAAAATGTTCGTGAGTGCAAAGACATCCAACGACTTTGCTTAAATCGAAATTCAAGGCTTTCTTGATGTCTATCACGTTTACACCGCATTCGATTAATAAAGCTTCATCCCCATTGCTGAGGATGTAAGCATTACCTTTTGAACCGGTTCCTATGATTTGGAGTTCCATAATTAGAATCCTGGTCCTCCTACTGGAACTTCTTCTTCCGTTGCTACTTCTTCCGGAATTTCAAGTTCTTCTTTAACTTCTGGAACGGCAGCAGCTATTTGCAAAACTTCGGCATCAACTACCTCAGCATCTTCAAAGTCCAATGATTGTTTGTTTGCGTTGGCAATAACATCATTCTGAACAATGGCATCTTTCATTTCGCTTTCCTTTTGGATGATAGCCAAATAATTGTCGTCAATCTTTTTGCTGTCAATAGTGATAGCATTAAAAGCGTTTCTTGAAATTGTTTTCAAGGCCATTTCTTCAAACCAACCATCAATTTTTTCTTTGCCTACTTTTTTGCCACCTACCCATTTATCTTTTTCACCGCCCCAAAATTCTGCTGAAGCATAAGCCGGCTTTCTTTTTTCGATGTCTTTCAATGAAAAAACTTTCAACTTGTTTTTTGTTGGAAAGTCCTCAAATTCGTGGTACCAAAAACCGCCTACTACTTCGCCACGGTTAAAGTTATCCGTGATTTGAAAGTCATAGCTTTCAACCTCATTGTTGCGGTCCTTTTTGTACTGTTTGAAAGTGTCATTAGAGTAAACTAATTCTACTACAACATCCGTTGGAACTTCCAAACCGTATTTTTTAGCTTTCAATTCCATTCCTCGGTAGCCAATCACAAATCCCATATCGTATTTGTTATTTGCCGTGTTTTTGTAAGGAATCATATTGATATGATTTGGCTGTGTTGGATCAAGCTCGACACTTGAAAAAGCAATCACATCAACTGCTAATTTTGACATATTCACGTTTTCCCAAGTAAGGGATAATCCATCGCGATATTCCTCTGATTTTGCCAAACGTTTCTTTTCAGCATCTTTCAGGGTTTGATCTATCTTGATGAAATAGTTCTGGCAAAGTTTCTTTTGGAAAGGAGTTATGGTAACTTCTCCATTGTTTGAAGAAAACTCTTTGATCACCGCGCCCGTGAATCTTTCACTTTGTGATAATGGCGCTTTTTTTACTTCTGCTACTTGTGTGCTCATTTTGAATTATTTAAGTTTGATTTATAAAGTTTAAAGATACGGATAATGTAACAAAAATTGTTACATTTTTAAATAAAAAGGTTGTTAGGCACAACCTTAAAAGCCATTGTTTCAGGATTAATTATGCTACTCTTAGCTTTTTGTCCTCTCCCGAAACTATCAGGTTAATTAATTGACTTTGAATGTCGATTACCTTTACAATTGATTCACGGTTATCAATGAATATTGGCGCTGTCACTTGGTAAAACTCGCAAAGCGTGTTGATTATGTCCAAGCCGGCATTTATCTTCGAAGCCGTGTTGGCATCGCTGAACGGAACACCGTCAATTAAAGCATCACAACATTCAGATTCTCCACCGTTGATTTGCGTTTCGAACATTCTAAAATTTACGAACTTGAATTTCTCGTTGATTTTCGCTTCCAGCGTGTCGATTTTCAGTTTGTTGAAACGTTCGATTACAAATTGCGTTTTTTCGACATCGGCAATTTGTTGAGCTAAATGTTTTTCTTCAAGTTCCAACTCTGCAATTCGATTGTCAACCATTTGTATCTGGTCCTCGTTGCGCAACTGTGATTTGATTTGGTCAATAGCCGTCACCAAGGCTGAACGGGTGTTTTGCAATTCTGAAATATCAACCACCGGAACATCTTCTATAGTTGCCAGAATGGTTTTTAGTTCCTGTTGCAATGTTGCGTAGTTTTCGCTTGCCAAAAGGATATTTTGGTAAACTGCTGTTTCGTCAACTGTTGCTGTTGGTATGGCTTTTGAATTTTCGGCTTCAATCTCTAATTGTAAAGCTTCAATTTCATTGCCTAAATCAACAATCATTTTTTCTCCTTTTTCGATTCGTTCCTTAAAGGCCAACACTTCGTTTTTAATGATTTCTTTCTCGTCTGATAAACGCTTTCCTTGTACTTGTATTGATTCAAGGTTATTCGCTTTTACGGTTTTGAAATTGGAAATCATTTCGGATTTTTTGCCTTCAACGTCTCCAGCTTCAAAATCACGTTTGCACGTTGGACAATGAAAATCATTATCGTTGAATGTCAATTCCTTTGCGTTTTCAAATCCCCAGGCTTCGCGTTTTGCAAGGATCTGTTTTTCAATATTGTCAAAATCTTCGGTTCGCATTATCTTTTTCGAATGCAATAACTGAACGCCATTTTTAGCACTTTGCAAGTCGGCCACTTTTGCTTCGTGGGTTCTTTTCAAACCATCCAAAACCGATGTGTCAGGAATTGATTTGCGTTGTGATTCTCTTTTTGCGTTGGCTTCAATCGTTTCAATGTCCGATTTTATGCTGTTGGCTTTGGCTTTCTTTTGGTTCACTTCGGCAAGAGCTCCATCAAAAGCGGCCGATTTGTTTTGGATGCTTTCGTCTACCTTTTTGAGTTCTTTTTCCTTAAGGTCAAGACCTATTTTCAGATTGACAAAATCAACTGCTTCTGGACGTGATTTAGAAACCTCATCAATTCGGGTTGGAATTCCTTTAAGATCTTCTTTTGCTTTTTTGATGGAAGCCAAGATTTGTTTTTGGAAATCTTGAAGTGTTTTTCCATTGGTCAATTGCGATACCAGTTTTTCGTATTCTGAATTTCCGGCTGCCAAATCATCGTCTGAAATGTGTCCTGCGATGTCTATCAAAACATTTCTGCGGTCTTGCCATTTCAAGGAATTAAAAGCCAGTGGATTTGTGATCAGTTTAAAAACTGTTTCGTCAAGTATTGCACTCACTTTTTCCTGAAATGCTTTTTGCTGCATTGGAACTCCATCCCAATAATACTCGGTTACGTTTCCTGAGAACTCGGTGGTTTCAGAACCTCTTTTCTTTACCCAGTTTTCTTTGAGTATTCGCGATATGATAATCTCGACATGATCTACCACGATTGTAGCTGAAACTTCGTGCTCTATTTTTGGGATGGCTACATTGAATTTGTCCAATGTTTTGACCTCAAAATCTTTTCTGTCTGTGGAATCCTTGCCAAACAACAGCCAAGTAAAGGCATCGAAGATGGTTGTTTTTCCGGTTCCGTTTGCTCCAAAAATATCAGTGTTTTTGTCGAAGCTGATTTTCTGATTTCTCAACCCCTTGAAGTTGGTAAGGTTGATTTCTGAAATTTTAATTGTTTTCATTGCTCTAAAGTTTGATTATTGTTTTAATATGAAGTAAGTAAATAAGGAACCTAATAATGTTCCAAGTGTAAGTGCCAGAAGCACACCGTAACAGAAAATTGAAAATAGTCTGTTCGCTCTTTCGTCGTCGTAGTTCATGATACTTTTTTTAAACGTTTATCGTATTGGTCACACTCATATTGCCACCTCATTGAGAGGATAAACTCATCGAAGAATGTTTTTTCTTCGCCACTTATTGCATCATAAGTTTTTCCGTTGATAAGCCACTTGCCTAATGTTTTTCTTATTTCTATTTTCATAGCGATTTCATTTTTTTAAAGGTGGAAATTGTTTCTTCTGAATACACTGGATTAACACGTCTGGTCACGTGGCCAAAAGAGTTTCTTTGTTCCGTAACTGGGGTATTGTTTACATTGTCACTTACTTCGATGAAGTGGTGAAACCCGCTTTCTTTAACTGCGACTACCTGTAGGAACTTGCCCATAGGTGTTTTGTAGATTTGCTTTAATTCTATTGCCATTATCCTTTCATATTTCCGAAGGTTATTACTAAAGACGATGCAATTGCAATGAGCGTCCAGAAAACGAATGCGTTTCTCTGTAATTTGGTTGGTTTTTCCATGGTTAAGAATATTAAGTTAAGAAATCAGTTATTAAAAAATCGTCCAGCATTTCATCAAATTGAGGCACTTGCAGAATATAAGCAAGGGATAAAAGTTCTTCGGCCACTTCTTTTGAAATGTCTTTTTTGTCAAATTCTCTTCGGATCAAGGCACCCATAAAATTTTTGGTTTTTTTGTTTGCCAACGATGTTTTTCCAAAGGAGTGTAGTAATTGTGATTTATCTTTCATTATCTTTGTTTTTTTATTGCTCTCGACAAGCATTATTGAAGTTTGATTATAAAGCCGCTTTCTGCTCGATTGCGGCTTTTTTATTTTAAAAGGGTAAGATTGCTTATCAACTCACTTTTTTTGTATCTGCGTTCATTATCGATTCCATAGGCTTTGATTCTGCCCTCTTTTTGCCACTTTATAATTGTAGGTTTCGAAACCTTGTAAAAAGCGCAAACTTCTGTTTGTGTTAAAAGTTCCTCTTGGTCCTTTTGCGGGTTCATTATTTCCAGAATGCCACGGATGATTTCGTCTTGAAATTCCTTTGGGCTTACTTCGATGAATTGGATTCTTTTTTCCATCTATACAGCAATTAAGATTTGAGATTCTTTCAATCCGGTATGTTCCTTTAATACCGTGAGTGTTATAGGGTAGCGTGTGAGTGCTTTTTCCCTAGCTGGTCTGGCAACATAGTCGTAAACCGTGCTTGGTTCGATACCGAGCTGTTCGCCAATTTTTTTGCGGAGAGGAATATCATTTCTAATGATCTTTTTCACTTCCTCGGATAGTTTTCTTTCCATTGATTTGTTATTTATACTGATTCTAAGAACATTATGTTGAAATTGTGTGTATCTTCGATGTCCATTTATGTAATATTATTTGTTCATAGTGCCGTTGTTGTATCGAAAACAGATTCATATTTCAAATCCAACGGCTTGTTTTTTTTGCGCTCTTCAGGATGGCGTAATGACTAAAAAAGGATTCCAAATTAATTCTGGTTAACTTGGCTTTTTTATCACAAGGCTTACACCCCAGCGCACCATTAGCAACAGACGACCGTTTTTTATGGTTTGTTCAAGATGTCAAATAACTTTTTTTACTGTACATTTGCCATTGGCGTTTGTACAGGAGCAAATATACAAACAAACGAAAGTATTTTGCAAGTAAAATGTAATAAATAATTGCAAATTACTTTTATTTATAATTATTCTAAATAATTTAATAATGGAAAACATAGGTGATAGACTAACTCAGCTTCTTAAAAATAAAGGAGTTACCCGATATGTAGTGAGTGAATACACCGGTATTTCAGAATCTACATTGAGCCGCATTATAAATAAAAACAGCAAGCCAAATATAGAAAATTGCAAATTGCTTGCAAATTACTTTAATGTTTCAGAGGAATGGTTATTGACTGGTTCTGGTGAAAAAGAACTCATGCATAAGTTATTGGAACCTATGTCCAGGTATGAAAATCAGGAAATAAATAACAAGAATGATTCATCCCAAAAAGAGATTGACAACGACATATCGGCCGTTAGTAGATTAGCAAAAATGTTGGATGAAGCTTATGAGGAAATTAAATCATTGCGTCAGGAATTAGAGCGAAAAAAAAACATTTGAATTTTTAAATTTAAAATTGTGAAGTAGGCAAATATCAGTTTGCAAATTAACGTGGCACATTGTTTTTTAGGGGACATTTTAAACGTTTTTTAATTATAAAATAAATGTACTATTATAAAATCGTTTCAAAATGTGGTTTCCCTCATTTTAAAAAAGAGTATAAATCAATTTAATTAGCATCAACAAGTTAAAAATATAAATTATGAAAAAAATTGTTTTAATATTGATTTTGTCAGTTAGCACTTATGGTTTTGGCCAAGATGTTAATTTCAAATTCACAAAAGAAGGTTTTACAGATTATGTAGTTTCGCCTGTAGAAAACAAGACCCAAACCGATATTTATTCCAAAACATTGCAGTGGGTTTCGCTGGCATTCAAAGAACCAAGAGACGTTATAAAAGCAACCATCGAGAATGAATACATCCGTATAGAAGGGTATAGCAAAGAATTGATCTGTTACAGTTACATGGGTAAAAGATGCGGTGACACAAAATACGAAATCGAAATTTCGTTCAAAGACGGAAAGTACAAGTTTGATGTTTTGAGCATTTCGGAATACAACAATACATCGCCATCGATTATGTGGACCAACTTTGATATTGTAAACACATCTGGTTATTTTGACAAGAAAGGATCCGTAAAAAGTTCCTATAAATTTATTGCAGAAACAGTTCCAGGATATTTTAATAATTTGAACTTAGACTTGAAATCCTATTTGGTTAGCGAAACAATTCCAAGTAAAAAAAGCGATTGGTAATGGAGACTATTGACGAAAGAATACTTCGGCTAATTAGCCTTTTGAAGTATCAAAAAAAGATTCAAACGCTGGAGGAATTTTATAAAGAAATCAATACCATCCGGCAAACAATCTATAAAATAAAGAATGACGAGGCGAGCTTTACCGTTTCGCAAATCAGTATTATTTGTAAAAAATATAAGGTAAATGCCAACTGGATTTTTGGCACCCAGAAAAATGTTTTTACAACCGAAAACAGCGTGGAAATTTAAAAATACTTACTCAATTCGATTGCTTTGTCGGTGTTGCTTTTTCCCATATACGTTAGAAAAGTAGATTCTTTCATGTGTCCGGTGGCGCTCATAAGCAAAGCCGTGGGTATTTTACCGTAAAAGTTTGTGGCAAAGGAACGCCGGCCAATATGTGAAGTCACGAGCTCATGTTTTGGATATTCTTTCAGCACTTTTCTTTTATTTATCATTTTACCACCATATACCATTTCTTCTATTTTGGCTTTTTTACAAACTGTTTTTATCAAAACATTATAATCCGGATCAGTAAACTTTTTAGGAAAATTATAGCCTCTTTTGTTTAAAATTGTGATTACTTTTTTATGAAGTGGTAATGTCATTATCTTGCCTGTTTTTTGTTGCACAAACTCGATCAGGTTGACTCCGTTTTCCTTTCTTATCATATCTGTAGTAAAACGCATAAAATCAGAAACTCGCTGGGCTGTGTAGCAAGAAATCAAAAGCCAGTCCCTAGCGTTATCCTGGTCCTCAATTTTGAGCGTTACTTTTTCAATCTCTTCGAGTTCCTGCTCGTTCAGATAAATGCTAATTGCTTTTTTCTGGATAATCTTTATATCTTCAACTTCAAAATTTATTTGAAGCCCTTTTTTTCGAGCGTGATTGCAGATAGCCTTGATCTCTTTGAGGTTGTTGTGAATGGTGTTTTCGGCATATCCATTTTCAAGATTGTATTTTTCGAATTCATTTTTAAATTCATTGTTTACATTCTTGATCAAATAGATTTTCCTGTATAATTTTTGCATTTTAAGCAGCTTATTCTGGACCACTTTTATTTTCATTACCGTTCTATGATGTAGTTCCTCGCCACGCTCTTTGATATAATAATCAAAATAGTTGACCACGTCCAGAGGAATATCAACTTTTAAAGCCGGGTTTATAAAATTCTTTAACCAAATTAAATTTACCTGTTCATTAGAACTATTAAAATGTTTTAGTAAATTTGTCTTCAAGTTTTGTAAATCAGTATCCAGATTTTTAAAACTTTCGTTTTTCAAGTTCTTTGGTTTTTGTTTCGCTTGGCTCCAATCCGATGGATTAATGACATAATTTGTCGTAGTTTGGATATCAAATTTTCTACCATCTTTAAACCGGATATAAATCTTGGATGGACTTGTATTTGTTTGAAGAGAGAAGTTTACGGTTGCCATACGATTGCATTTAAAAAAACAAATATAATTAATTCCCCACATATCCCCCACATTTGATTAAATGTTTTTAAACGTGGTTGAATTAAAATGTATTTAAAATCCTTTTACATATTGATTTTATTGATTTTTTAGTAAAATTAAATAAACTTGATAAAAATAAAGTGAATCCAGTCAAGGTCACTTTTAAAAAACGGTAATCCTAATAAAATAAAGGGCTGCCGTTTTTTTATGAAATAAAATTCCCCACATATCCCCCACAAAGTTTTAAAGTGGTCAAATTCGACCACTTTAAAATAAAAAATCCCGCTATTGCTAACGGGAGATTTTAACTAAATTCAAACTAAATAAATTTACTGTGTAACAAATAAATAAGCACTTGCTGCAATAACCACTCCGGTGGTAATCTTCCAGAAATTCTTTTTATTGCGTTCCTTCTTAAATATTTTTTCACTTGCCTTGACTGTAGCTTCTTGGCTTTCGAACGCCTTATTGATTTCAACGATGGATAAATGAAGGTTGACGTTTTGTTGCTCGGAATTAGCAATTACCTTATCTTGGTCCTTAACTATTGTTTTCTGCTTTTGAAGGTCGGATTTTACGATTACCATTTCTTCTTTTGCCCCGTCGCAAACTACTTGTTCAGATATATTTTGTTTCGCGATGGTATCGGATAGCGCAACCCCATATTGGGTAACGACTACCCCTTTTTTATCATTGTATCTCGATTGGAAGTATTTTGCTATGTCTGTAGTTTTATAGTGACTTATAGCGGCTAATTGCGTGTTGACTTTTATTTTCAATCGTGAAATTTCCACTTGGCTTTTTATGGAATCCTTTTGTAGCAAGACAATATTTTTAAGCAGTTTAATTTTTACTTTTTCAAGGCTGTCGGCTTTGTTTATGAATTCCTTGGCATTCTGCTTGTATTGCTTCGTCACTTCTTTTTGCGTGTCCACGGCCAATGACAATTGATCGTTGTCGTTACATTTTGAGAAAAGGAAAAGAAGCGAAAGCACCAAGGCGATATGCGCCCAATATTTCAGGGCAAAATCTTTTGAGGTAATCAGGTTTATTTGTTTCATAATTTTTAAATTAATTTTTCGTAACGTTCTACAATTTCGGCAATTTTCAAGGCCAAAGACATTTTATTTTGTTGGTATTTTTGCAAATCATCAGGATTAGAAATGAAACAGATTTCAAGAAGCGCCACTGTTCCTTGTTCGCGCATCAAACCTAAACTTCCACGGTGACTGTCGGCTTCGGTTTTAACGCCTCGGTTTTTGATTCCAAGGATTGAAGCATTGGCATCCACCAGTTCTTTTGCAAAAGCTTTGTCTAAACGGTCCGCATCATTTCCAATTAATACAGTGCTTCCGGTTGCACTGGAAGAAGCTGCAGCGTCGAAATGAAATTCTAACACTACAGAAGCATTACCTGTTTTTATTCTATCGAGATAAGTTCCAAGGCGCTCATCATCTTTGTCTATTGTTACCGGTATCTTTTTACCTAACAAAAAAGCAACTACTAAGTTCCGGAACTCCACTGCCAAGTCTGCTTCTTGAAATCCGTTTCCGATTGCTCCTGGATCTACTTTAATACCTTTGGGATTGTGCCCAGCTGAAATGAATATCATATTGTTATAGTTTAGATTAATTGTTTTTAAGGCTATCAATAGCCATTGAGTTTTGAGTAATTTTATATGATACTTCATCTAAAAGAAGCTGCCTTTTGTTTTGCAACAGCGTTATTTTGCCGGAACTAATAGACGACTGAACATTGAGTGTTATTTTAGGCTCCGTTTTAAATAAATTTGCGATAAAAAGTATCGTCGCAAAAAGCGTTATGGCTAATAGATTTTTCATTTTCTTTTGTTTAATCTTTGGATTTCCCTTTCGTTCTCCAAAGCGATTTGCTGTATCTTTTTAAGTTCTGAAATTTCTCCTTCCAATCGATTGATTTTCCACTCTTCAAGTTCTTTAATTTTATTAGTAAGAATATTGACATTAGTGCTATTTCGATTATAATTGACAATGTTTGCATTATTGATTTGGATTTGATTGTATATGGCAAAAATGAAAAGCATCGTGGTAAAGATTATCCAGCGTAGGTTTAGCTTTGTGTAATCAGTTTTTTTTGTCCACCATTTATCTATTTTTAGAACCAAGTCAAAACAACCCATACAAAATTTAATAATTGGTTGCGATAACTTAACGAAAAACAGCGTGACGAAATCCATATTAAGCTTCGGTTTTTGTTTCGAATTTCTTTCCTACTTCGGTAATTCCCAATAACAAGATTAAAAACCCCAATAGCGAAGTGAATAATTGGATTGCGTAAATGTTTACCGACAAATTAAAAACTATCGATATAATACCTATAAAAACTACCAATACCAGAATCACGGCAAAAGTTATAATGGCAATAACTCGCTTAATACTGTAGGTTCCGTTTTCCTTTAAAATGTCATTTTTTATACTCATAATTTCTAATATTTCGCAAATAATATGCAGTTGTATGTCTTGTGCGTATAACTCCCTATGTGTGTGAAATTCCCTAAAATTACGTTCTTGTGCTTTTCGCTATTCATGTAATTGTTTACTCAACTCCATTTTGATAGCTTTTTGCTTGCTTAATTCAGTTAGGAGTTTTTCTGATTTCAATTCATTTAAACTCCTATTCCTCCGTTCATCATTTATTATTTTAGTTATTGTATCGTTTGTTGTCATCTCCTGTGGGATATATTTAATTTCTTCTACATTTGTGCAGGAAATAAATATCAGGAAAATGATTAGCGTTTTCATTTATCTATGCTTTTTGCTGCGTGATTTTTATCTAATTTATCCAAAATCCAAACTAATATTTTACCCGTTTTAGAAAGTGTTTTATCTCTTTCGTTTTTTCCCAGCACTCCCGAAATAGTTTCTTTTAAATCTCCAAAAGCATGACCGTTTTCAGTTTTTAAAGTTTTGTTCAAAAGCGTTCTAAACTCCCTATTTCCAAACTTATCTAAGTTGATTGCCGAACTTTTGAAATAGCCTTTTTTGTTTTTTACCACACAATAATTAATCAAAGTCAATGGCAAGAAAAGAACGTAGGCTATTGCGAATAGTAAAAACCCCATTATACTGTTGGTGTAAATTCCCAATCATTGGGAGCTAAGCCATAAATAGTTGTACCACTTGGCAATAAGTTTGTTTGAGTATCAATCAACAAAGCGATTTGTCTTTTTTTCCACTCCTTTTCAGTTTTTGAAAGACCGTTAATTAAAGCTGAAAAATTCGCTTCGATATAAGCATCTAAACCATTGATTTGTTCATTGGTATAAAACACTTCTTTAGCGTTGTTTATCACTAATTCATTATCAACTTTTGCCCAGTCATTTACTAAAAAATTAGTGCCCAAATCCGTTGTAATCAAAGGAATAGCTTCAACAACGATTACTCCGTTTTTGTCATTTCTTGCCCCGTAAACAATAGGCTGTTTTGTCTGTATCATAATTTTACAATTAAGGTTTATGAAATATTGTTCTGTTTCCAGTAAGCTTATAAGAAGCACCTTGTGGTAAATTAGTATCTGCGTCTGCTGCTGCATCATCAGCATAAATAGGAATAGACACATAAATGTGATAGCCGTTTTCGTCGACGTACTCTCGTAAGGTTTCAGTTTGCATATCTGTGCCGGACGTTAATTTTTGACCTGTCCACACTTCCCATCGACTTTTTCCTGTTCCTTTTCCCGTTCCGGCTTTATTCTTAAGAGTGCCTCCGTCAAGATTTTCAGTACCTAAAGCATTATTTATTTTTTTATAAATATCACCTCCATTTACAGTTGCGTAGACATCTCCGATACTATTAACAGCTAAGGCATACCATACCCGTGAAGTTTGACCCAACGCAACAAAACTTCCAGTTCCATTGGTCTGTTTGTAAATATCGCCGTTATTAACAGTTGCATAAATATCCCCGTTCGTAGCAGCTGCAATTCCCCACCATACCCGTGAAGTTTGGCCTAATGCCACAAAATTACCTGTTCCTGCCGTTTGCATATAAACATCACCATTGCTTACAGTTGCGTAAATATTTCCATTTGGCGCAGCAGCCAAACCCCTCCAAGTTCTTGAAGTTTGACCTAACGCAACAAAACTTCCCGTTCCATTGGTCTGTTTATAGATATCACCGCCCTCTGACGATACATAAACATTACCATTTGATGCAATTGCTAATCCCCATAAATAAGGTGTAATTGTTTGTATTAAGTTAAAACTTCCCGTTCCGGCTGTTTGCATATAAATTTTTCCATCATCACAAACTGCGTAAACATTGCCATTTGAGTGGAAAGCAATTTTTTTCAATGCTGTAATATTATATCCCATAGAGATAAAATTACCAGTATTATTGGTTTGCTTGTAAATATCGTTAGACGCTACCGCATAAACATTATTAGAAAAATCAACAGCTACACCATCGTATGCCCTGACAGTTTGGTTTAATCCAACAAAATTCGCGTTATCAACAAAATTAATTGTCCTTCCTGCTGAAATCGTCAAGTCTTGTCCAACAACCGTAGAGGAAGATTGTTCTACTCCAAATTCTCTCGCATTTTGATTCCCTAATGTAATATCCTTTGTCGGTGTATTAACTGTTCCAATGCCGAAAAAAGTTCCAGTATCCCACAATCTTGAAATACCAATAGTTGTAGCTGTCAAAAATTTTGACAAGTAATTTGCAGTTCCTGATGGATTCGCCATTTTAGTCGCAATACTTGCATTTATGGCTGTCAAATCTGTATTGTCCAATAAAGTACCGTCCCTGTTTTGCAAGGTGTAAGTTCTTGCCGCCGTGTTTGCATTCGTGAATAGTGAAGTAAAAGTGTTGGCTATATTTCGAAGCCCAAATTTTCCCGCTAAAAATGTTTTCAATCCGCTAACTTCTTGAACAGATGCCAATACCATATCACCACCAGCTCCAACTGATGGATGCGTATGCGAAGTAATTTCACCAGTAAGTTCCGCCTCAATTTCAGCCTTGGTAATGTCGCTGTTTTTTTGTGCATTATTCGGTGCTGTTGAGGGCGTAAATCCTAAAGCCGCAATCACATTGGCATAAGTTAAATTATATAAGAATCTGGCAACTGTCCAATATAGGTTTGTGCTTCCTTCTGGTAAGGCGTCTGTAGTAGAAGCTCCTGTTGCACCACCCACAATCCATCCTGCTTCATTATCCCAAATCCATTCTTTCGCATCAACTCCTATTCCTGAATCTACAATCGCATAATCCCCATCTATGGCTGCAGGATGCGCCGTTGTCAACGCTCCTGACGATGTGTATTTTCCTTTAAAATGTTGGTTGTACGCGGATGAGTCGAGTTTTGATCCAAGTAAAACATCAGCTTCTGATTTTGTATATCGATCTGCTAATTCTTCGGTCAATCCATCAACATCTAATATTTCTACTGAAGAAACTGCGTTTATAATACCAATATAATCGTACCAACCGCTAGCATTAGTGTTAATTCGATAGATGAATTCAATGACTTCTTTTGGTTTTAATACAAAATCAACTAAGTTTGGGAACATCAGTTTTACAGAAGCAAGACTGCTATTGTGTACTAATGTAATAGCCGTCGATTGATTGTTTCTTAAAGTTAATTTTCGCCCTGGAAACAATGCATTTGATGAAGCAACATAAGAAACGCCACCGAATGAGGTATATGTTCCATCAAAAACAATTGAATTGTATTTTGATTTTCCAAAATAATGAAAATCAATAACACCACTGCCTTGTAGTAACACGTGTGATTTATCGACTTTCGGAATATAATCGCCATTTATAATTGGAACGCTTGGTATTCCTATTACCGTATCATCGACATCAATTTCAGAAATAAAAACAGTACCTATTGGAGTATTTGGCTGTATTCTTATCGTTTCTGATTCATTCCCTTTTATTAAAACAATTTGGTTTAATTGGTTCGCCACCAAAATATCTGTTCTTAAATAACCGACTTCACATAATGTTTCAGGAATATTGGTATCTGCTACTGTTGCGTAGTTTGTTCCTCCATAAATCCAAGAGGCTCCACTTGGTATATTTAATACTAATCCAGAAACTGTTACGTCTCCAATGCTTAATAATTGGCTAAATGTTTTTTCAACAACAGAATCAACTACTTTTTGAATTGTCACACTTTCCGAAGTTCCTCCTCTTGAAACGTGAATTTTCGAAGCTGGATCTAAAGTTGATTGAATTGGTAACTCGTCAATTTTCTTGGCATTAGTTCCTATTGCATTTAATGCAGTGGTGATAGCTGCCAATCTTTCGGTTACAAATGTTTGAAAACTCATTTTAAAAGGATTTTGTTTCAACAAATGTAATAAATAATGTTCTATTTAGATTCATTCTAAATAATAAATTATTAAAATAGAGATGATTTAATATCGTAACTTTGTGATTATGGGATTCATACTCTTTTTTCTTGTTTTATTCATCGTCTTAGTTGGCGGTGGTTGGTTGATTGGAAAATCTATTGGAAACGCTTTGTTTCCTGGTGAAAAAGAAGAAAAATATACTTTCATAAATAATATTACTCACATTCATCATCACGAGCACAAGAATATTTCTATCATAGATGATGCAACCAAAAAAAGGATTTTTGAATTAAAGGAAAATAAGGATGGGAAGTAAATTGACTGAATTTGAAAAAAATATAACAATTACAACTTCATTGTCTGCTGAAGATATATTTTTATATAAAAAATATTTAAATAGAAAATTAGATGAAACCGAATTGAATAAAGCGGCCTATTTCAGAGATAATGGTATTCGATTAAATCATAATTTAAAAAATAGTTATTCAGGAAAAATTAGCCTCACCAAAAAAGAAGTTGAAAAATTAAAATCTTTTGGAAACAAATAAAAAGCCTACAATTAAGGAGGCTTATAAGTTGATTTCTCATTCGAGTAAAACAAATCTAAAAACGGATAGCCTTGAAGTTATCCGTTTTTTTGTTTTTTAATAACTCACGAATCCATCTTCCGTACTGATTAGTCCAGGAACCTCAACTAATGTAGAATTGAAGTCGTTGTTTCCGGATGATTGAGAATTATAAACACTTCCGGTTTTAATCATAGTGGAGGTCAATACATACAAGTTAGAATCTTCTAGCGGTCCTTCAACATTAAAGTTTCCATTCTTCACGTAACCAATACCATCAATAGTCACGTTTTCGTGTGACAATGCTTGGGCAGTTTTTCGCCACATTTCTTTGGTCACTGGCTCGAATACTATTTCGTCAATTTCGTAAATGTCTGCATTCAACAAGATGGCGTTCGTATCAGTTTTGTGAACTTCGCTATCTTCATCTGATTTCCCTTTTCGATGTTGGTATTGAACACGAATCAGGTTTTCAATTCCTGTTGCGTAAAACATATCCGTATTGGTTGAATTACTGTATTTTATTTCCAATACTCGATCGTGTTTCACTTTGCACCAAACGTGTTCGCTTAGATGAATTATTTCGGTAAAATGAGTATCGGTGTTGTTGATTCTCACCTGGAAATACTGGTCAATATAATCTACCATATCGATGGCAAATTCGTAAACCTCATAATTGAACGAGTTGTAAATTGAAGCTGCTGCCACCAACACGTCTGAACCGGTGTAAATGTTAGAAAACACAATCACGTCAGCGTTTTTGGTTTCGTCAAAAATAATTTCTTCTATCAAGAACCAAGCAGAAGCAATGGAGAAGTAATTCCCGACTACTGCCCATTCTGGAAGCGAACCATTGAGCATATAAGCAGCAGAAACCAATCCGGTTGTATAGTCATAAATGTTTCCTGATTTAAAATACAAACCGCTTTTTCCATCGCCAAGATTGTATTTGAAAGCATCCCGTTTGTCCTTGATTCCTATGTTGTTTGACCTTTTTACTACCGGAACATCAACTTCGGATAAATCTGATTTTACAATTGTGGCCACATTGGTTTCATAATTCGATTTGAATTGTGTCGTGATTACATCGGCAGATTGAAACTGCTGAATTTCAGTATAAGGAATGTCAACATCCACTTCATAACTCAATGTGTTTTCGTCTGTTTTATAGTTGGCAGAATCTCCCCAGGTAATGCGATTAGCATATCGAATCGAGTTAGATTTCGATATATAAAAGTAAGGTGTGTAAACTCCAAATTCGGTTACTGAAAAGTTTTTGCTTTTCACATCACCCAATTGGTCCTTAACCCAAAACAAATAGGTTCCAACTTCTAAACCGGAAAACACATTGGATGATTGCCAATTTATATTGTCCAATGAATATTGCAATTCTAACCCATCGCTATTGACATTTGAAATGTTTAGCGTTCCTCCATCTGGCGAGTTTGTAACGTTTAGCGTGAAATTATCTATGTTCAAATATGCTGGCGTTGTAAATGATTGCGAAACTCTCAAACCAGCTGAATCTTCTACTTCGACAATAAAAGTCATATTTCTATATGCTGGAAATATAATGGGATTTGCAGTGTTTGGATTTATATTAATAGGCTGAACCAATCTAACTGCCAAATGATTTGTGGCAATATTTACAAGACAGCTCGCTGATACATCGGCCAAATATGGTGTGAATGTAATTGCGTCAATTGTAAAAGGAGATGTTACAACTTCATTTTCAATAACTACATCTACAAAAGCATTGCTGGAACCAGTGAAAACAGCTCCAGAAAAATTGGCCTCAATAGTCACGAATCCAACTCCTGAATTTACCGGACCATTCAAAGTAGTCAAAGTAAATAAACCTGTTGAATTGTAATCTAAATTGAAAGCGTTCTTGTAGTTCACATTTACAAACCCAAAATACCGATCAGGATGAATTCCATCATCGGCTTCAAATATTGGCAGCGCTACTTGTGCCGTTCCCAAACGAGATTCCTTGAATGTTTCGTTTAGAGCTAATCCTAATGATGTTTCGCCAATATTGAACACATTGTCAATAGATGGAACCGCTATAAATTCGAGTGTTATTTTTGAATATGCCATAATTTTATCTGTTTGCTTTTAATAATTTAAATTGTCCTTTACCGTTTGGTTTGAGATTGAAAAGGAATCCTTTTTCTTTCTCGTTATTCTCGTTTATAAATTCAACCAAGCCGTAAAAGTTTTTGATTTCTTTGCCTTGAATTACGGTTGTTCCTTCAATCATTTGCATAATGTCGAAGTTGCAAACGTGCTCAAATTCTATCCATTCCGGAAAGAATCTTGCCCTCATTAATTCCGAGTTTATGATGCTGCCGTTTTCTGAATATTCGTTCTTGCCTATCAGCTTTGTTTTTAATTGGCTATTGGCCGTTGAGCTTCCATAACGAATATAATCCGTGATATACTTTTTGAAACCACCGCCAAACCACCACGAATGGCGAAGCAAACAATTTACAGGCGAAAACCTTAAATTTGTGGCACTTTCGGGATTGAATATTCCGGTGGGTTGCTGTTCGAAATCATCCTGCCATTTCCTTTGTTCAAAAACATTTCCAATACCTCGTTTTAAATCCATCTTGAAAATGTCGGAATCGTAAGAAGTATCTTCCGTGTCGTTAAGCAATTTTGATTTACGTCTTGCAAACTCCATTCCATAGGAATCTGAACGGTATTTTGATATTTTGGAATAGGTTTGTTTCAAACGATTGATGATTGTCGTAAAATTGGCTTTCGTGTTCGGTTCGTCCAATCCCATTGCTTCTTCATAATTCCCTCCTTTTTCGCTGCCAAATTCCAATGACGAATAATAATACTCCGTGGCCACGGATCGTTTCACTTTCTTTACCTGAAAAGGCAGACGAATAGTCACGTTGTTGTTGTAGAAATAAGATAGTTCCTCAATTCGAACACGCTCTTTGTTGCCAACGGTTTCAATGCCTATTCCGATATTCCAAACAGCATCCAATGAAGAAACAGCATCCTTGAACGATGTTGTCAATGGCTTGAAAAGATTTTCCACTTTCGGGATTTCGCTGGGTATTGGAAACTTGTCGAATTGTCGAATCCAAAAACCGTGAGTCAACCCAGTAAGAGAACCTGGTCCATCAACTGGATAACCTAAATCCGTTCTTCCCAAGAAATCCGAATAAAAAGCGTTTTCCTTGTTGGTTCCAATGGTTACCAAACGATCTGCCAATTCGTGAGCCAAAATCGCTTTTGTTTGCGAGTTTTCATAAAACGAATCTTCATCAAGAAACAAACTTCCCGTGATGTCGTTTAGTTTGATATCCAGTTTTGCGTTTGGACTTACTTTAAAATCAACGTGCTGCCAAGCTTCAATTGCCAAGCTTTCACCTGCTTCAACGTCAATGAAACCATCATAATTTATGGAATAAACATTTGTGTTTGCAGCATTCATTTCACTTATGGAAGCCAGCGAAAACAAGGTTGTTCTTGTTGGCAAGTTATAAGAAACGCCATTCTTGAATTTGGTTAAGCTTATTTGAAAGCTAGCCGTGTCGATTTTTACTTGGCTAATATTGAATTTGAAGGTGAAATTAGTTTTTACGTGAAGCGTTCTTTTTTTGTCTGAATTGGCAAAGAACATCATTCCGGTTGTACCCGTGGTTTCGTCGGCCGTGTTGCCACTCAAAACATCTTGTGCCTGTTCGTGTGATTTGTTGATCACCGCCAATGGCATTCCCACGGTTTGATTTCTAACATTTCCAGCGTTACTCTCGTTGTAAAGAGCCACTGCATTATCCGTTGCGTTGACTTCGTATTTCGATTTCAAAAATATTCTTCTTCCTTCCAAAGCCACGGTTATGGGTTGGATTTCTGCAATGGTTTTGCCATCGATGGTCGTTGTCCTGTCAATTTCTATTTGTTCGCTTTCTCTGGCTTTTAACAATTGTTCCAAACCACCGGAATTGAATTTTATGGAAACTTGGTTTCCCTCACATTCATACGTGGATAGATCCAAATAACCGGAATAGGTCAACGTCCAAAGGTCGGTTTTTGGGTGTTTTTCTTCGCGTTTCAATTTGATTTCTGCATTGATTCCCTCGATGTCATAAATCAATTGGATGAAATCTTTTCCGCTTCCTATGAATTTTGAGGAATTGGAAAACCTTGAAACGATACCGTGGTAGGTTTCGTGTCGTGCGAGCTCTTTTTCGTCACTATGCCAACCAATTGGCTCTTCGATAATCAAAGAGCCTTGGTTTTTGTTGTAAAGCGTGTATCGAACCCTGTCGAAGTAGTTTAGATTTCCCATTAGTTCCAGTTAGTGTTTTTCATTTTCCATAAATGATAATTGATGTCTAATCCCGGCATATTGATTACGGAACCATTTTTCTGTCTCTCTATGGCCCTGGTGTTTCGTTTTAATTCTTCGAGCATTTCCTTGCCATATTTTTCCTCATTTTGTATCGCTTGAAAATCATTCATCCTACGGCCGTCCATTTGAAGTCCGGATAAAATAGAGGCTCTCATATAGGCTTGATAATCTGCAATGGATTTATGCACGATGTCGCCTTGGTTCAAATGGGTAAGTGTCGGGATGTTTGGTGTCAATCTTGGATTTGAACCATCGGACTTCGTGATGACTTCATGAACAAAACCGTCACCCACTTCGGCAAATTCTGCTTTACCTCCTTTACGCCCCATCTTGTATTTAGGGATAGGACTGGCCAAAACTGCAGCTAATTGCAAACTACCAATAACGCCATAAGCCGTTGCTATAGTAGATGCCGATATACCAAAATCATATTTAGGCACCTGTGCCAACGCACTAATAATTGCCTGTGAAGTTGTAATTCCAACATTCAAAGCCGTCATTGCTTTATTGAAAACAGCTTGTTTATGTTGTTCAGCTCTTTTCTTTTTTTCTAATTCTGCATTTTTCTTCTCTTTCTCTTTTTCAAGCAACTCCTTTTGTCTTGCATCATTTCCAGCCAGCTCAATTTGCTTGTCGTAGTACTCATTGTTTTTAGTGATTTCGTCTTCTATGTTTTGGATTTTGTTATCAAATAATGAATTAGAAAGTTCAGACAAAGCCCCGGATAATTGTGATGCAAGATCTAATATCTGTAACGCTTTTTCCTTCTCTGATTGAACTGTTATTTCCGTGTTTTTCTTATCGGTACTAACTTCAACTTCCGACAAATCCAATTTGGCCTTGCTTAATGTTTCAGCAATCTTTTGTCTTTTGTCTGCTGATATTTGTTCGTTTGCTGGCAGCGCATCATTGGCTGCCAATTCTGTTTCCAAGGTGGCAATTTGAAGCCTCAATGTTTTGATTGCAAAATCTTTCTTGATTTTGAAAATACGGGTTTCGTGGTCCTCAATAGCTTTTTCCCTGTCAGATTGTGCCATTGCTTCTAAATCACCAAGTTTGGCAAACCTTTCATTTTCTGCCTGTAATTCAGCATTCATTGATGTGTTAGTTTTAGAAACTTTATTTTCTAAATCCTTCTGATATTTGGCTTCATCAAATTGATTTATTTTCAATATTTCCTCTGATGTTTTTTTCTTGATATCAACGATCTTGTTTTCAGCTTCGTTAACGATTACCAATTTTTGGTTGGCATTCATTCGGTCTTTGGCCAATACGAATTTGTCTGCATCCAAAGAATGTTTTTCGGTCAGTTTGGCTAAATCAATTTCTTTTTGTTGAACTACCTCCAATGCCTTGATGCGAACTTCATCACTCAATTTTTCGTCTGCTGCAATGTCTCCATTTATCTTGATGGAACGCTCCAAACGTTGTTTTTGCAATTCATACAAGGAGTCAGATAGCTTTTTGGCTCTGTCCAAGGCTTCTTTAGCGGCTTTGTCTTGTTCTGCTTTGGCTATTTTTGAGTCAACACCGGGATTTGCGTTTGGATCAGCAACAGGCTTTGCTGTTCTTTGTTGAATAAATCCTTTTACCGTGGCATTTTCAGAAGCGGCAAACGTTGTTTTGTTGTTTAAAGCAGCTATTTTTTGTTGATTTTCTTTGATTTGTTTATTTCTTTTGCCACTATTAAAGAAAGAATCATCTGCAGCTAATTTTTTGTTTATTTTTTCCAGTTCCAAAGCAGCTCTGGTGTTCTCTTCAATTTCGGCATTGTTCCAGGCAATCACGTTTTGCAAATCCTCCAAACTTCTTTTGTTCTTGTCGGAGTAGTTTTTAATGGCGCTGTCGGCACCTTCTTTTCTTATTCTAGCCAATTCTCTTTCTCTTTTTTGGGCACTGGTGGTAAACCAATCATCCAACATCGACAGAGTATCAATGGCATCGTTAACCCAAAACTTTAAAAAATTACCACCGGCATTTCCTTTTTCAGAAAGGCTTAAAACAAAACTACCCCAAGCGCTTTCCAATTTGTCGATGGAACCAGTCAAAGTATCCATTCTAGTATTGGCTTGTTCCGTTGCTGTTCCGTTTTCGTTCATTTTAGCGGTCAACTCTTTCAATCTATCGGTATGCCCCAAAACATTCAGGGCAGCCGTTGCGTTTTCCAGTCCAAATATTTTAACAATTGATGCATTATCTTTCAATAACGGCTTCAACAATTCCAGTTTTTGTTGGATAGGAATGGATTTGTCTTTCAGCGTTTCTAATGAGATTCCCAACTTGGCGAATTCTTCCTGTGCTTTTCTTGGCAAAGCATCTGGAGCACTAATTTTTAACAATACGTTTCTCAATGCTGTTCCTGCATCGGCTCCTTTTAGGCCATTTTCTGCCAACAACTCCACTAAAGCCGTACTTTCTTGTATGCTTACATTTGAAGTACGTGCAACGGCTCCAAATTTCAACAAGGCTTCGGTTATTTGAGGAATTTCAGCAGCTCCATATTTAGCACCATTAGCCAAGGCATCAATGAAAACATTGGCTTGTGAAGCATCGGCACCAAACTGGTTCATTGCATCAGTTAAAGCAGTGGCAGCATCCGGCATTTCCATTCCTGAAGCTTGTGCTAATGTCAAAACGGCTTCGGTTACTTGGTTTAATGCGGAAACATTTTCGAGCAATTCCGGCTTGGCAGAAGCTATCAATTTATAGGCCTCCACAACTGCAACCGCACCTCCTTTTGTTCCTTTGCCCAATTCAATGGCTTGGTTTTTTAGATAATCCAAGTCTTTTCCTGTGGCTCCGGTAATGGCGCTCAAATCGGCCAACGCCTGGTCAAACTTTTTGATAGTATCGAAAGCGTTTTTCATTATGGAAGCAAACAAGGCAAGGCCTCCCAAAACTCCAAAAGCACCCATCAGGTTTTTGACACCATCGGCCATTTTGGTAATCTTTGGATAGTTACCTACTGTTTTATGAAAATCACCTACTGCGTGGTCCGCTTTACGAACACGAATATCCAATTTATCGAACTCAACTTGAGCTTTTTTGATTGCTTCGGTGTTTTGATTTTCTGCACTCAACAAGTCTAGTAAATTTCTTTTAGCAATGGTTCGTTGTAAGTTTAACTTAGTATATGCCGTGGTCATTTTGCTGGACAAAATAGCCTGTTCTTTTGCAATTCGATTGTTCTGTTCATTGGCCAAACGTTCTTCTGCTGAAAGCTTTATATTTGATCTGGTTGCGGCTTGTTTTTTGGCAGCAATATCCAAAGCTAATTTTTCCGTTTTCAATGCTTCTTGCTTTACTTTTTCCAAATTTGTTTCGGCAATTTGCTGTTCTTTCAACGTAACTATTGATTGTTCGGCAAGGAGTTTCACTTCATTTTTCTGCTTGATGAACTCGGTTTGGTTTTCGCTTCGACGCAATTTTACATTTTCGGCATTTAGCAAAACAATGGAATCCACAAACTCCCTATTTTTGGCAATTGCGTCATTCAGTGTTTTTGCATATTCATCACCCCAACGCAAAGCATCGTCGGTGATTATGTCTTTTCGAGTGATAGTTCCTTCGGCCATTATTTCTTGTTTTTAGCGTTATTTTTTTCGATGGCTGCAATTTTTTGTTTCACTTGATTTTCTAATGATTTAAATTTCTCTACTGATATGGTGTAAAAATCAAAGTCATATCCCAAAACGGAAGAGTAACCGGCCATCAAATTGATGATGGAATTGTCTTGGCTCTCTGATTTTGATTCGTCAACATCTGGAAGACCTTGTTTGAGTTGATTAATTTTTTGAACTATTCCTTTGCTTTCACGTTCTACACGTTCCAAGTCTTCATTGTAAAATTCATCCCGGAATCGATAGCCGTAATCCCTCAATAATGCAATCAATTCTGGGTAAACATCAAACTTCAAGGCTTCTATGATCAACTTTATTTCAAAATGTTTTCGCTCCAAGTATTCTATTTCTCTCGAAAGACTGAATACTTTGTTGGCGTTTTGCTTGTTGTATTTTTCTTGGTATTCTTTGTAAAGCTCATTCCATATATCAACCAATTCATTGATGGGGGTTTCTTCGTCTGAAAGCAAGGAAACATCACCGGAATCGATGATTTCTATCATTGTGACCATTGGCAATTTTCGGAGCGTTTTATAAATCATAATCCTAATTTTTGGCGGTTGTAATTCAACACGAATGGTTTTATTTTGGTTTCGATAACTTCTTTCAAGTTTTCGTCTGTCAATCCAAAAAGGCTATGGGAAAGCCAATGTTTGCTGCTTAAAATATCATCGGTTTTTGGATCTGTGGAACCAAAGAAAAATATGTCATCGAGCACCGTTACATAAAAACTTCCCAACCAATCGCCTGTATCTTTTCCAGTGAAAGGTGTGCCCCATTCTTTTTGTCCATTGGTCAATATGTCCGTGGCTTTGGAATAAAACCCGATGGCTTTTCCGTAAATATCCTGGCTGTCTTGATTGATTTGTTTTTTGTTCAACTCAACCATATACTCGGACACGGTTTTGATGAATGCAAACAAATCTTTGGCGATGTTTTCAGAAGAAACAGATTGTGAACGCTGTAATTGTTGTTCGAATGTGGCCATATTTTGTATAAAAAAAGAGGCTAAACCATTGGATGATTTTAGCCTCTTGTTCAATAAATTGATTCTTTTATTCTATTACTTCAATGTCTGCTGTTTTCTTGGAGGCAATCTTAAAAGCTTTTTTCAGTTCTGATAATCGCTCTTTTTCTGATATGCCTTTGAATACCCAAGTATTCTCGAATTCAGCCTTGAACTGGTCAAACGTTCTACTGTAATTATCTTCAAACGTTATGCCTTTGTATTTGGCACGTGCCATTGATTAGACTGTGATTGAAACACCACCAACGCTTTGATAAGTGGCTTCTGTTTGAATAACAACACCATTCAAATCAACAACGTTTCCAGTTACAAAACCAGTTCCTGTCAATTCATAAACACCATCAGCATCAGCAGCCACAAAAGAATGTGTCACTGCAACACCAAGAGCAGTTTTGAATGTAACATCGGCAGTGTCTAATGAAGTTACCGGATCAAGTGCATCACCTGTCAAGGCTTTGAATTTAACCGAAGTCGCAGAAGAACTAACCACTACCAATTTAGCATCAAAGATTCCGTTTACTTCGATATGGCTCCAAGTTGGTTTGATGATAACCGCATTTTTCTCAAAATCTTTGTAATCAGAATACGTCAAAGTAACCGGTGTGTAAGCTGGTTTGTCAGGCATGGCATCGATACGTTTTCCAACTTCGATTGTTACCAATTGACCTTTCACTTTTACACCATCAGGAGTAACTCCTTTGATTTCCTGTGCATCTGTGAACTCATACAAACGCATTGTTTTTCCGTTATACGAAGCCAAAGCAGCGTGAGAATTAACCCCAATCATACACTCGAAAGTTCTGATTTTCTTACCGTTTTTAGTTTTGTATTTAGAGTTTCCTTCGAAGTAGGTGTCTTCGGTATCACCGATGGCTAGTCCTTCGATTTCATACAATGGTATGATTTTCTTCAAATCAACATCGGCTTTCCATGTTGCTAATGTTTTGGCAGCGGCCACAGTTGCGAATTCTTGCTCGTCTGTAGCTAATGCGTGGCGAATAACTACTCCTTCGTGGAATTGGTCATTGGCTCCCGTATTCTTGTTGCTTTCGCCTGTTACGGTAAATTCTACGATTATACTCATAGTTCCTATTTTTTTTAATTATTATTATTAAATGTGTATTTCAAATCACCATTCACAGAAAAGGTGTGATACGGTTGCAAATCATTCAACTTGATTTTGTCAATATCGAAATCTTTAAAGATGTTTTTCATTCCTTTCTCTAATCCGGTGATGTCTAATGCTTTTATTTTTTCGACTAACTTGATGCATTTATCCTGGACTTCTGAATCTGCTCTGTAAACTGTACTTGGATATAATTTATCCAAATTCAGCATAAAGACAATCTTTACTTTGGCGGTGAATAACTTTCCATCTTTTGAAGAATGGTTATCATCGTCAATAAAGAAAACATTTCCTCCAGGTGCATTTCTATCATCATAGAAAACTTCTTTTCGCTCCTTGCTTGATATGTGAACTTCTGGGATAAATGACTTACCATCTTTAGCCAACACTTTTTGGACACGTCCATAAAAATCAACACCGACAAAACCCAAATGCAATTCCAATGCATTTTGGATGAGCTTTATTTTGTGGTCGATTCCTTTAGCTGGATAGTTATTGTAATTCATAATTTACCATTGTGAAGTTCCATCAATAATGATTGGGTTTGCAAAAAGTATTTTTTGAGCTTTCTGTATTGCTCGTTCCATTTTGTAGTTGATTCCTTTTGCAACGAAAAAACCACCGTCGTTTCTGACACCTTCCAATTCTATTTTTAGGCTTTGGAAACTTAGTTTGGTATTACGTTCTAATAGGTTGCTTCTACTTGATGAAATGAATAATTCTAATGCTTTTATGGCCATACAATATCCAATGGCATCATCAAACAATTTAGGTCTTGCTATAATCAAAGCCGAATAATCAGTTTCTTCTACATACAATTCGTTTTTGTCGAAAATAGCGGTCAAGACCTCTAAAACCGATTGTTTACGAATAGAAGATAGGAAGTCATTGAAATCAAGGACTTCCATATCTATTTCTGGAACTGCTGCATAGACATTTTCCACGGTTACGAGTTGGTGGAAAGAATTTACTTTTCGTTCTGAATCTGCGGTTAGAACCTCCTCATCTAACTCGATTGCAAAAGCAGTGTCTAAAGGTTTTTCCCAACCAATTCTAGTGACTAATGATGTTATGCTTTGTTCGTTGTACATATTATGCTGATGCTAAGATGTTAGCTTCGAATACCAGTACTTGCTCTTCAGACAATGCATTGATTGCAGCAAGTAATTTAGCATCAGTCGAAGCAACAGTTAATTTAGTTGCTGGATAAGCTAATTTCAAGGCAGCGGCTACAGAAGCTTTAGTATAAGAAACTGTCAAGTATAAGAAGTTTGCATCACCCTCAGTTTGAGCATCAATTGCAGCTTCTTCAGTGTCCAAAACAAAGATACTTGCCACGTTATTGATCACTGGCAATACTAATGCTTGGGATGAAGTAAATTCAGCAAATGGTTCAACAGAATGCCATTTTTTAAGCAAGATGAAGTTATCTGCTTTTTGATACATTACTGCTTTGTTTTGACGAGTTTCTTCTGCAAGAATACCGTAAACCAATTTACCAACTTTAGTTGAAGTTAAGAATACAATTTTACCGGCAGCCCAAGGAGTTTGAACAGTTCTTACACCATCACGCTCTGTAACTACAGTTCTATCAACAATGACAATTGTCAATTTGAATTTGTTTTGCAACATTGAATTTACTTGACCTAAATCTGGCACCGGAATAGCAGTTCCCACGAAGTTTTGAGAGAAAGCATATTGCTCACGTGTTTGTTGATTAGCAGCCATATTGTCAAAAGTATATTCATCCATCATTAAGATAGCTGGACTTGTACCTTTGGCTTTAGCTTCTTTCACTACACGCTTGATGTCGTCAATTGGTTTTGCATTGGCAATGTCGGACCAAGGAGTAACTGCACCAAAAGCATTTGCTGTAGGATAACCATAATCAACACGGATACCTGTTCCAACGTTTGTGTCATCGTCTACTAATGTTACACCGTGAGAAAGTCCGTAAAGGAAAATGTATTCTAATTTTTCATAGATACCTAACATAGCTTTGGTTGTATCAGCAAATATTTTACCAACCAATACAGATGTTTCTACGTTTCTGGCTTGAAGCACGTCGATGTCTGACATTGTTTTTTCATTCAATGATAATTTCATTCCCAACTTTGGAATTTCGCCAGAAGCGGTTCCGAAAGTATCTCTTTTTTTCAAAGGAAGTGAGGAATCCATTGATACAACATCGGCAGAAACTACAGTTCCATCAACGTTTAAAGTTTTCCACTGAAGATCTACAGACAATTCAGGGGTTAACATTTCTTTGTGCAAATACGTAAGTGGAGTTGTTTTACCATTAATACGTTCTACAAGGTCTTTTGCAATCGCTGTAAAGAAAGCTGCAAACTGGATAAATAAGGATTGTTCCATGGCTTAGTCTTGTGTAAATCTGATTAATGGTAATGCAGTTTTTGCAGCAGCCAATACAGAGGTTATTGTATATTTTGAAGCGTTTTTGTTCACTGTTCCTCTAACCATAACACTAGCAAATGGTTTAGCAGTTAAGATGGTTGCTACAAGCACACCTTTGTAAGTATGTGATGCTGGCAAAGCGCCATAAGCAGCTCCTGAAATTGGCATAGGTTTTAAAACTCCTGTTGAAGTTTCCTCTATGATTAAGTGACCAGCCGGAATGGTAGCAGGAGTAAATCCTGTGGCATCTAGCGTTTTGCCTCCTGGAATAGTTTCCAAGTTGGCAACGATAACAATCCCATCATTGCTGGTATCAACAGTGGTTGGGTTGTTTTGTAAATTCGCAGTTGTACCTGACATAATTTTTTAGTTTTTAATTAATGATTAAAGCATATTGTCAACAATTGCCTTCACTTCTTCGGCAGATGGTGTATTCTTGCTTTGTGTTCCAGTAGGAACAGAACCAGAATAACGTGTTGTATCTGCAACGGATTGTCGAATTTCAGCATACTCGGTTTCAAGGCTTTTCACCTGATCCTCGATGGTTATTTCAGAATCTACATTTATTCTGCCAAGCCAACTATTTTTGATTTCGGGTTTCATCGCTTTTAAAACTTCGGAAGCTTCGAACACGGTTTGTGCTGTTTGCTTTTTGGTTTCAGTGATTTTGCCTGTTTCAAGAGACGTTACTTTGTCCAACAATATTTTGTTTGCATCGACCATTGCTTTTGCCCATTCTGGAACATCGGCTGCTGGTGGTGTTGGTTCATTTGATGGTGGCGTTGGAACTATAACTTTAGCGGCTTTTTCCTCTAATGTTCTGATTCTATCATCCTCACGGGCGATTTCTTCGAAAGCGTTAAAGTCGTTGGCTTGATTTAAAATTACATCTACCGCTGCATCATCTGCATCGTCTGCTGGCATTGGAGCAAGTTTAGCCGCGATTGCGTCTAGCCTTTTTTGAGACAAGTTCGCCTTAGGAAACAAAGTTCTAAGTCGTGCCTTGATAATTTCTGGTTTAACTGCCATAATTAAGAGTGTTTAAATTGTTGATTGTTAGATAACAAATGTAACATATTTTGTTCTATTTAGAATAATTCTAAATAATATTTTTTAAAATAAAAAAACCGCCATGTTTCCAGAGCGGTTAAAAGCAATAAGTAAACTCTTCTTTATGCAACGCCATTGCTAAAAGCTACGGGATGACGTTACGTCTTTTAATGTTAATTCTGTTCCGGTTAGTGCAAAGTATAGGTTTTGGAGTTGGTGTACGTATTTTATTTCTATTTTTATTCCATTTAGCCAACACAACAAAATTGAATTAAATGAAAAATTAAAATTGTTTGCTTTTAAATCAAATCCTAAATCCATTTTTTTTGCTCCAAAATTCAATAACCATTCTTCGGTTAGTGGGATTGGCTCGAATTGGTCATATTCAATATAAGTTCCACATTCTTCATCAATAACATCTAATCCAAATTCGTGTATTCCTGTCACTTCAAAAATAGTGCTATCATCAGAAAACATTACTTTATTCCCTATTTTCAATTCGTTTGCTTCCATAATTCAAAGATAATTATTATTTATAAAAAACCCACACCGAGGATTACCCAGATGTGGGTTGTGGAAATCAACTTATAGGCTTATTTATTCCGTTTTCCACCCTTGAAAACTCAACCCAAAACGAGTTACTCCGTTGCGGTCCTGATATTCATTTCCACGAACATTAACGCTGACTTTTATTTGTTGGCCAATTTGTAGGTTATTCAACAGATCCACTTTGTCTTTGATGAATTCTATAGGTAGTTTTTGAGGATATTGAGCATCCGTTTGCACTACTAAAATTTGTTTTGCCATTTCATTTGGTCCAATTAGTTCTACTTCACTTTTGAAATATACTTTTCCGATAATCTCTGCTTTATCCATTTTACTTTTTGTTTGATTTATTAAATTTTTTAATTGCGTTTTTATCATTCATTGCAAAACACTTGAAAATACATTCATCTTTTCTCATTGGAATATCTCGCTTTTCAGATAGAAAACTTCCATCTTTTCTAAACCAATATTGAAAAGTATTTTTCGGTTGTATATCATCCTTTTTTTCTTTAGGAATAAAAGTTCTGCCTTTGCTTTCTCGTGGGTAACTCATTTCTGACATCATAATTCCCATCATTGCCATTGCTAAATATGATTTTTTCATACGATTACATTATTACTTCCCGGGTTTGATTTTTATGATTGTACACTTTCTCGATGTTGTACATATACAATTTGATACTGGCTTGACGATCCATCAGCATTGGCGCTTGTGCAATTTTGTTTTTTAGTTTTTCGAAGTTGCAAAGCCCTTTCTTTTGCAGCTCCTGAACTGCTCCAATAAGGTTTCTATCTTTAGAAAAACGATACTGGCCAAACAAATCATCTGATAATGTCAATAGAGCATCAGTTTCATCAAAGAAATTACACTCGAAACCGCCAGATTGAAATACATCTGTTGACTTTGCTTTTGGATTATTGTACATCAACAGATCAATCGACAATTTAATGGCGATTTTATGTTTGTGCATAATTTCAAGGACTTTCTCATAATCCTTGATTCCAAGTTTGATGTAGCAATTGAGGAAATCATTTGGTTTCCATTTCTCGCCACGGCTGTTGAGTTGTGCAATTTGGTTTAAAGTAAGTGTGTTACAAATCACGTAATACACGGGGTTTTTGGTTTGTTTACTTACTTCGAAACGGTGTTGGCCATCGATAATATGATAAATGCCGTCTTGCTCTGATACCACAATAGGGCAAAATGGCAGCATATTGAAACCGTTGTTGACATCGTTGCTGATCTTCTCAATTTTGTTTTGGCTTAATACTCTGTTTCCGATGATGTTTCCAAAAAGGCTGTACTCTTTTGATTGTTGAATTTCCATTTATAAAAAATTTAGTTAGTTAGTTTTTTCCAGTATGATTGATGGAACCAGTCAATTGCTGGCTCTTTTTGTGATTTTGCGGAGTAATCTACTTTGATTCTGTCGAGGCTACTATCTACTTTTAGCACTGTTCCATAGTACATTTCATTTTCGAGAATGACAAAAACTTTGTCTTGTGGCTCAAATCCTGTGGTGTTGAATAGCTCCATTAGAAATATTCATTTGATGAAATAGCAGGAGATTTTACATAACGCTTCTTGCCTGAATACTTTTTTAAATACATTTTGTTTTTATGGCTGATTTCAAAACGGTCAGAAATTAAATCAGCTGCTTCAAAGTCACTTTCTTTATCTGATGTAAACAATCCACAGATCACTGCCCAGAACATTTTTAAAATAATTTTTAAATCTTTCATTATTTATTGATTTTATAGTTAATCTTCTTGATGGTTCCACACCACTCACACGGCAATAACTCACCGTTTGAAAGACTGGCGAAATAATGATCACATTCCTTTTTAGATTTATTAAATAATCTTCTTACCAGATACCCTCGAATGATACTTACCGTAAAAAATATGGCTGTAATGATAATATTTTGTTTGAATGACACTGGAATACCCATAAAAGGATAAATGATTAACTGGACCGCTATTGAAGTTATTAATCCGATTAATGTTTGCGTTACGCTTTCGATAACTGATTGCTTTTTACTTTGGCTCATTACTTTCTAATTTATACTGTGAAAATCCTTTTTGGTAACTCAAATAAGTAAACCCTTTTTTCTTTTTATGCTTTAAAAAATTATACCAATCCGAAGAGCACATTTCCAGCTTGTAATGCTTTCCATTTTTTGTCGCAATCACTTCAAGGTCGTGGTTCGGATTAGTATTTTCTTTATTCATTTATACAACAGGAGGAACAGTCACACCTGCATCTGTTTTTATCATTTTCATTTCCTCTTCGGTATTGGTATTCATACCGATGTATTCAATAGCTGTTTTCACGCTCATTATTCCAGCATTTTTAGCAGCAGACACAACGGTAACTGCTGTTTGTAAATCGTCTGGCAATATCGAATTGAATTGAACTTTGATTATGGTATCTTTTACATTTGAAGCCAAGGCAGTGTTTGTGGTAGTTGCAATACCAGAAATAAGCAGTTTTATTATTCGTTGAATCATTGTCCTGTTTTCTCCTTCATTCATTGAGGCTTTGATAATGCTATCCAGGAATAGCAATTTGATAGCAACACCAGATATATTGCCTACACTTCCTTTGAGGTTATCAAATGAAAGGTTTGGCGTAGCTGATAAAGAATAGATCAAACTTTCCAATGTTTCCATTTCGAGTTTCACACTTTCTGGAGCATTGTTATTAGTCAAGAATTCAGCATCACCGTGAATGGTTTTACCGCTTACATCGTCAACTTCTTTCATTGGAAAATTCAACGTCTTGCCATCTTCGTTTCGGTCTGGCATATTGGCCACCGTTCCATAAAGTTTCAATAAAGGATAACCGGAGTAATCATTACTGGCTCCCAGTTTAGAAAGCCCAGTTTCGTAACGGTCAATCAATGCTTCCACATCATCCCACTCGGCAACATCTTGTGATAGATAAACGATTGGTATTTTATCGAATCCGTGAGGAAGATTCTCAATAACAGTTAGTTTTCCTCCAACACTATCATTACATTTATAACATACTTTTTTGGTAAAAACCCAAACATTTTTCACGTCTTTGTCCTCTGCATTTTTTGAAGTGAACGACCATGTAAAACCTACCATATCTCCGGTAATGTCAAAATAAGGTGCCATTCTTCCCTCTTCGTTGGTCAATAACTTAACCTTGATGGTGTTGAATTCCTTGTTTTCTAAATTGGTTGTTTTCGCCATATAAAATTGCAAAGCACATTCTGTTTGTGATTTCTGAATGGTTTTTGCTGACAATATCTTGGCATCAATTCTATTTTCTTCCCAAAGTTTTAATACTTCATCAGATAATAGATTTGCTTTTTCTGGAATTAAAGTCACCGGAGCTCCAACCTCAAAAGCACAAGCGGTGGTTACTATCTTTTTTTGATAGGTTGCCACTGATCTAATTGCTTTTACCGTTTTGGCTTTTTCGCCTTTACCTACGGTCTTGTCTTTTTGTATGTTTCCTACTTGCGACTGTCTAATGGTTCGGTCTTTCTTCTTGAATTCTTTGATATTCGCGTCAATAACCGTTGCATCCTTTGTAGTAGATGTTAGTGTTTTAATGGCTTTTTGAATATCTGTTACTAATAATGCTTCTAACTCTTCCATAGTTTTTTAATAATTAATTCCTAAATCGGCTAATGACTCGTCTGTTTTATGCGTTTGTGGCTGGCTGTTGTATGACATATGACCGTATCTTGCAGAATCCCAACCATGATTGAAAGCATCAATAGGCTGGTTTATTGCTATTCCGTTGATTTCTTTCAGGCGATAGTTTTCTTTTTCCTTTTTCATTTGGTGGTACAAATGATTTTTTACAATGTGAATCTTTTTTGATTTCATTGACAAAAGCCAAAACATAACTGATTTTGTTTTGTTCACTTTTATAGCATTTCGCCCTTTGCGTTTCAATGCTCGGACCATTTCAACTGTTCCTTTGTTTTCTCCGGTATATTTATCAGAGCTATCACAAACTATCAAATCATTATTTGTAACTCCGTGAGCGGTCAAAACCTCGTCCAGTTCCTCGGCAGTTTCAATTGGCTCGTAACACAAAGGCTCAAACCAAATGTTATATTCATCCTCGGCATATCGATTCAATACGTTTGGATCAGTGGTAAAGCCAAAGTCATTTGTATAAATGTGCGCCACGTGAGTTGGGAACTCTTCAATCCATTCAACGTGATTGAAAATAACGCCTTTCATTGCACCTCTCAAACCAAGGCCATACACTTTCCACATAAACTCATCGGCAGTTCCGTTTGTAATGTTTGTTGGATGTGGCTGTGGAATATTGGTTTTGCTTATAGGCTCAACTTTTTTGGTCAGCTTATTATAGCATAGAATTTCGCTATCTTTCACGATGTAGGAACCAGGTTTCCAAGGTTCATAAGAAAGTATTTTGTTTTTTTCCTGAATGGAAATGTATTGATTGTCTAAAAATGTAGTGCGAAGAAAGCCAACATCAGGACGTGGCAATACGTTATCGAATACCCAGTGTTCTGTAAAGCTAGGGTTGTAATCTCCCCACCAGAACTTTCTGCAACGCATTTCTACTTGGTCAAATACGCTTTTTTTAATATGCATTTTTTCGTTAAAGAAAGCATAGTCACAACCTCCTCCGTGTTTTCCATCACCAAGAAAATGAATGCTGTTTTGACCTATCTTGAAAACCTTTACTTCCTCAGCATTATGGAATTTATTAGGCAATCCGAAATCATCTAACCGCCTTTTGAAATCATCATAAAGCGTGGTCTTAAATTCGTTGTAGGTTTCACGGTAAATATTGATGGTGCATTTGGTTTCAACAAAAAGACAAATCCAAATGATGATATCCACACCGGACCATGTTTTGCCGGAACGTGAGGAACCTTCCAACTCGACACCTCGAAAGCCTTTTATAAGTTCGTCTTTTTCGTTGTATTCTTGTTCTTTGATGGCTTGCTGTAGGAAGTTGAAGTTTGGGTTTGCTTCCTCGTGAAAAGTGTTTAATGCCTTACGTGAATTATCAATATCCCTTTCTTTCAAAAGGGTATCGAGTTCCATTATTTCGGCATCTGTAAGCACTTATTATACGGATTTGATTAATTCCATTAAACTATCTGATTTATTAAAACAGTTTGAAATAAATGTTGCGTGTTCAAACGCTTCTTTTCTATTTATTTCATTAATAATTTCATCTTCACAAACAAAATAAGGAACTCTCGCTATTTTGTATTTACCTCCTAAACTTATTCCAACTATATTCCAAGCTGTTTTACTTTGAGAATGAATCGCTTTTGTTTTGATGTTTGGGTTTTCCATTACTATATTTTTATTTTTATCAATCCGTGATGAATCATAAAACTTACTTTTTCTTGCACCATTTCACGATGTTTACGACCATAGCTTCTTTTGCAATCTTGAATTTTATTGTGTTCGATTATGATTTTACGCTGTTCCTCCGGATCGTTCAGGCTGTATTTTGAAATGCATTTATCAATGGCTGATTGCATTCGTTTTTTGCGAAGATGATACAGCATTCGTTTTTTGAAAAATTGTTTAATGAAGTTCATTTATGCACGTTTTAAAATTTGTAATGGTTTTTTAAGTCCTAAAGAAATTATTTTCGAGTCTCTGGCTTTGGCCGCTTCCCGATCATCATCAAAACATCCACATAAATAAGTAATGCCTTTGTCCAACACGGTTGAAATCCATTTTGAAGCCTCCCTATTCCAGCGAACGCCAACGTATTTTGAAACCCGATTGTTTGAAGTCCTGCTATCTTTTATAAATTTTGTCGCCATTATATTTCGGTGATTAATGATTGAACAAATACGTCCTGGTCTTTGAGTACTATTTTCATACCGTCATTTTCTTGGGATTCTGCAAAGTCTAAAAGAGCGCACCCAATAAATGTTGCGTCTGTGGTTTCTTTTCCATCGACTAATACACGGCCATTACAGATTTCTATCATAATTTTTTAGGTTTATCAAAAACAAAAAGCAATTCACATCTAATTTTTTATAGGCTTTTAAAGAAAAAATTCAAAACTTTAAAACTTCCAACGCTATACGATTCAGATTATCTACATCCCTATTTTTACCCAGTAATCAATGTATCACAGAATGATTTTACGAGCCTTATCACCCGACTGGTTCCATGTTCCGGCTTATCGGCATGAATTGCATTTTGTTTTTAATTTGGTTGTGGGAGCAGATGGACTCGAACCACCAATCTATGCAGATTACTAGATTTACAGTCTAGCGCCTTTTCCAGCTGAGCAATACTCCCCCATTTAAAAAAGCCGTTCATTAATTGAAAGGCTTTTGTTATTTCTTGCTCCGGTATTTCAGCCGTGAATACTATTCTCCCGAAAAGCATTCATTAAGAGCCTGATTGACTATTTCATATCTTCTTCAAAAGTAATAAAATATATTACAGTTGTGACAAAATATGTTCTTTATTTGGCAAAAAAATATTAGTCTTTCTTCAAGGCTTTTGCTATCAAGGCTTCAATCCTTTTTTCCCTGGCTTCTGCATCTGATGTATCTGTTAAAATAAGTGGGTTTTCTTTATCGCCTTGCAGTATGTGGCGAGTGGCCGGATAAATTCCTTCGAGTTTATTGATTTCCTTTTGTATTTGGTTTACTGCGGTCATTCCTCTTGGGGTTCCTTTGTATTCATCTTTCATCGAACGGATGTTATGCTTTAGCTCGGCAATGCGTAAAGAACGCTTTTGCTCTATGCTTGCCTCCTGGTCCTCGTGCCAGATCTTATACGCCTTTTGAAGTAGGTTTTTAGATTGACGACGACGAACTCCCCATTCCTGCTCGATGTTTTTTAATATCAAATAATCCTGAACGCCATTGATTATCCAGCCTTGTATGGTAAATACACGCTTTTCGGTTTCGAGTTTAGTTGATCTTGAGTTCATAATTATTTGCTTGGGAACATACGTTTGATAACGGCAATATGACGGCTCAATTCCGTGATTCTATCCCTTAGCTTGATGGCTTCTTTTTCTCGCATTCTACGGATTTCTGCATCGTCTTCCTGAATGGGTTTTGGCTCATACGAGATTAAAGCTTTCTCGTTGATGGTTTTTTCTTCCTCTAAATACTCGACAATTGTATTTCTCATCTCGATTAATATTTGATAGTTAGTTTCTGCCATCTTGCTTCTTGGTTTTGTTACGATGGCATAAATGTAAGCAAAACTTTTGTTAAACCGTGATAGTGGCCATACAGCCACCATCGTTATTTTAAACCTAAAATTGTATTAAACTGCCCAGATAACGTCTCCGTTTTCGAGCAGTATTTTGTTTCCTGCGATGGCAACTATTTTAGATTTTACTTTCATCATCCCTTTGTACATGATCTCTTTTTGGTAGGAAAGAACGTCCCCTCTTTTTAAATTTTCTTTGAGTAACATAATGGCTTTGATTTTTAATTCAAAGCAATATTGGGTTGATTATCTATAAGTTCCAAGTCTTCTCCCAAGTTTAATTCTGGGAAGTTTTCTTTTATTTTCTTTGGGTCGCCTTTGTAGAATACCAATACATTTTGGTGCATTTTTCCAACCTTTCTACCGTTGTTAAATTGTCGCCTTACTCGAATAGCTAAGGAACCAACCACGTTTACCAATATGATTTCGTTGTAATACTTTGCTCCGGCTTCCTCGAATGCTCGCACGGTATCGCCCACAAAGTTGTAATAAAATCCTTTTTTGTCGCGAACATCGCCCACTACAAAGCAAGCGAAACGATCTTCTTTTAATTGCTCAATTGATTTCTTGATGATGCTGAAATAAGCTTCTTTGAAGTCGGCATAATCCATATTAGATAAATCCTTTGGGTCTTCGCTGTATTTTTCAAGGTCGGCATAAGGTGGACAGCTATACACGAAATCAACGCTATCTTTTAACTCTACATTGTCCAATACTTCGTTGCTGTCGCCAGCGTGCCAATTAACGGCATCTAAATTCAATACTGCTGCTTGTTTTCGGTTAGCTTCTACTTGGTCCGGCCTTAAGTCGATTCCTTCGTATGGAAACCCAAGAACTCCGGCAACTACTCCGCGAACGGAACCACCGGCAAACGGATCTAATATCTTGCCTCCCTCTGGGCAAAACCAACGGTATGAAAGCTCACATAAAACCGGGTCGAAGATGCTCGCTCCCTCATACACGTGCATTCCTTTTTGTTTGGCATAATCAATGATTTCATCCCAGCTTGGTTCTCTTCCCAAGGTATCACGCATTTTATTTCGTAGTTCATAAATGCCGCTTGACTGGCCGCTTTTTGCGATCAGTTCTACATCTTCTCGGGTTTCTTGTGAGTTGAAACCAAGCGCCAGCCATTTGCGTTTTCGTTCCTGCCAAACTCCCGAGCGTGTATCCAAGATAGAGAATGGAGGAAATATAAAACTGTCTTTCAATGATGATGGAACAATGGCTTCGTTTGTGTTTATCGTTTGGTTCAACATTCCTTCAAAGGCGATGTTGTCAAACTCTGGAATGCTCATCATATTTTGCATATCCGGAAAGTCTAAATCAAAGTGCTGCACAAAGTCAAGCAATCCTTGTTGGGTGATTTTGGCATAAGCAGACGAATACACCAAAACTAATTCTGCTGCTTCTTTCATATTCGTGCAATCGATAAAAGTTGCTGGCAATTGTTCCGGAACATCCTTTCCTGATTTTAAAACGGCTTCTAAATCTAAAAACCGATGCCTTCCATCCAAGCAGTAATTTATTCCGTTGTGGTGCCAAACTTTGAACGGGTCAATGAATTGGTATTTTAAAATGGATTCCAATAGCTTCTTGTCGCCATTGCTCACCCATTCCTTGAAGTTTTCTTGTTGTATGAATTGAAGTTCTCGCCAGTTAATTGGCTCTGTTTTAATGATTCGTGATTGGATGGTTTGATTTGGCATAGTTGAATTTTCTTCTTTTGGTAATATTATGTAACAAATGTAGCAAATATTATTCATAAGGAATAAATATTGTTACAAACAAAAAAAGCCACCTC